CTGACCGATCTCCGGTATTGGTTGCTGCTGACTGATCTCCGGTATTGGTTGCTGCTGACTGATATCCGGTATTGGTTGCTGCTGACTGATCTCCGGTATTGGTTGCTGCTGACTGATTTCCGGTATTGGTTGCTGCTGACCGATCTCCGGTATTGGTTGCTGCTGACTGATATCCGGTATTGGTTGCCTTATCATCTTCCCAATTAACTTGCTCTTTGATGTATTCAACGCCAGCTTTGATAATTCCGGCAATTCCAATTTCTGCTTTCACGGAAATTTTCTTCCCAACTCTCTTGCTATCATCAGATGATTTCTGGCCATTCTCTTCAAGCTCAACTTCACAATATCTGGAATCTGAAGGAGGATAATAACCGAATACATCCATCGGAAATTCGCAAGCATGGAATCCACAATTACAAATGTCTGCTGTTTCTTCTGTGTATTCTTTTCCAATTTCATACTGGAAATCTCTACACTTTAAGTCCTTGTCAAAGCCTTTAAAGCATTTCATTCTTTCTTTTCCTCCTTTGCTTCTTCTACATCGAGTCCAAGCATTCTAAATGCCATATCCTTTGTGAAATCATAATCATTCACACTATTCGCCCAAGCTTCAAATGCCTTTAATCTTCCAACCAGAAGTGCATATTCCTCGTTTGCGTTCTCTGGAATATAATCTGTGCTCTTAGTTTCTCCCATGATTAGTCCTCCTTATCTTTTGCTCCAAATGTTTTAAGCATTTCTTCCAGAAGCGAAATAAACGGAATAATTGCATCTACCTGTTTGAACTTTTCCTTGATTTCTTTGTCAAGTTCTTCCTCGTTCATAAGACCATGCTCGAACGAATGTCTAAGTTGCTCTTTTACTTCTTCCTCTTCTCCACCATTTTTTACGAACATCTCTTTAATTTCATGGGTGATAACTGCATACTCTGAAAGAATATCAATCCCTTTACCAGGAATATTAACTAAGCCGTTTTCAAATTTAATCATTGTTTTTCCTCCCTATTTTCTTTTATTCTCTCCATCTGAATGGTATAATGTGTTCAGAAAGGAGGTATGTTAAAATGTTTCTCAAATTAAAAGTTTCCTGTACTTGTCATTGCGATTACTATATAAGTGAAAGAATAAGTACAGACAAGGTTGTGTGCCCAAATTGCGGAAAGGAACATCCTTATTCTCATAAAATAATTTCAATGCTTCATGCCGCAAATGAGATTGATGATGGTAATGTTCCCGGAGCAGAAACCATAAAAACTTCCGTTATTTCTGAATGGGAAGATGTGACTGAGCGTCAATAACAATCTTCATGTACTCTAAAAAGCCTTTCGCTTCAGTAGCGGACAGACCGCATTCGGCAATTTCATTTTTCACTTTTTCTACAAGGTCGCTTGCCTTCTGTCCGTTTTTGCGGCGATATAACTGATATATTTTGGAATCATAATCGGATAACCTTTCAGAAACGTAATCATCTGCTAACATCTTACGTCCACCTCCTTAACTTGCTATTTCATTCCCAAGAAACTTGTTAATAAAATACAGTTGGCCTTTTCCAGTAACTTTTGTGGTTCTCGTTACTCTGACACTTCCGTCTGGATTCTGAACACTGGATTCCTTAACTTCAAATAGCCCTTGTTCAATGTATCTCTGCATTGGCATATTGTAGCTTGCACCAGACTTCATCAGATATCCATTTTCTCGCATCCACTGGAATAATCTCTTCTGTCCTGTCTGGACACCGTTCTGACAAATCAACTTTGCGAGGTCTCCAATAAGGATTGAAGTGTGGCTGGTTGATACCGCATCGGCAAAGATCGTTTTCGGCTTGTCTGCTTCAATTTTTAGTCTTTGCTTTTCGATAATCTTGTCTCTCTCTGCGATTTTCTTCTTTGCTACCAGAATTGCTTTCGCCATCAATTCTTCATCAGAAAGAGTTTCTTGTCCTAAAATGTAACCGCCATGCTTGCGAATGGATGGTAGGACTTCATCTGTCACCCAATCTGTAAAACGTTGTGCTGATTCTTTTCGGCTTTGGAATATTGTTTTGTACAAATTAGCTTCATTGATGTACAGAAGTTTCTGGTTTCCGCCTTTTGTAAGGGTTTCAATACTACTTAACCCCTTTTCACTCAATCTTTTCTTCACTTCTGTTACATTAGATAAGCTTAATGCTCTGCAAACATCTGATAAGCAAAACATTGGTTCATTCTCTAATGTAGCCGTCCGAATATCTCCGAACTCTGGAGAATTAAAAATCTGTAATTCGTTCATTAGTCTCATTTCTGTGATATAATCTCCTTTAGGAAGGAGGTGTTAATTTGAAAAGCTTTGATGATTTTTTAAAAACTGTTGACATGGAAAAACTAATCACCCCAACAGTTAGCACGATCGAAAATACAGATAATTTTGTAACTGCCATTACTGTATTATCTACCTCGATTGCCGTTAATCTTCTACGTCAGTATCACGAATGGATTTCTGAACAGCAGAAGTAATTCCATCAGAAACGCATTTTGAAATACTTTTCCCATCAATATTAGTTTCAAAAATACGTTTCTTTTTAGAGGGCTCCAGGATATTATGAATAGCTTGGAGCTCTTTCAAAATAGCGCAAAGAACGTTATATGTATTACTCATATTCGCCCCTCCTTATGAATTTTCCTCTCAAACCGCTTCCAGATAAGCCAAATCTTTAACTGTCTCCAATCTCTTCTTGCAGTCTTTGTATATTTCCTTATAATGTTTTCCTTGCATGATTCCGAGATCAATTTCATGTAAGATAATATTTTCCATCAAGGACAGGTTGTTGAGTTGCATTACCGTAGCTTCATCTCTCTTATTGATCCCCGCCATCTTGTTTGCTAATTTGGAATATGTCATGTAAAGCATTTCTGCATGACTGCTTCCCTGTACTTTGGCGTATTCAACAAGTTTCTGAATAGTATCGGTTTCTGCCTTTCTGGTAAGTTTGCCGGCTTTTCTGGTTTCAACCCAAACCTGGGTTGATTTCTCACGAATGAAATTCTCCATCTGGTTAAAAGCTTTTATGTATTGCAATTTCCATTCAAGGGCTTCTTTTCCTGTAAATCCCATTACCAGTAAAGAAAATTCATCCCTATTCATTATATAAAATGGATAAGTCTGTTTATTTTGAGGATGTACATAACTGCTTTTAATAAATAAGGGGTCTCCACCATTTTGAGCACATCCTTTTCCAATCAAATCAGAATACATTCTTTCAATTTCGGAAATGAGTTTGTCATGTCTTTTCCCAAATTTCTTAGCCACCTGTAAACTATCACAGACAGCTTCTTCATTACGAAGATAAACTAAATCGTCTATGATTTTCCTCCTTTCTTGTGTTATACTCCCTATAAGAGGGGAGGTGATTATTATTGGTATTTAATGGTTTCTGCGATAAGCAGAACAAAAATTATTCCATTGAAGCTTCTCTCATTAATACTGGATCATTGGATGATTTGACGCCTAATTACACAATAGGTCGAATTAAGTGTAATTATGCAAGCAAAACTGGATGTTGTTCAAATCCGAAACAATGTTCCATTTTAAAAGCTTCAAAATAATTCTGTTTGGCTCTCTGAAAAATGGGAGCCTTACTCTAGTGAAAAAGTCATCATCCGTGGATTATCTTTAAATTTTATACCCTCAATTTCACCTACTCCATTTTGATTAACTTTCAAAAATTGTAAATCTGTAGATAAATCAAAAGCATTCAGATCAATGGAAAGTATAGGTTCTGAATCTCCAACTCCCTGTTTCAGCTCAAAACTTCTTACGCCTTCGAGTTTGTGACCATCCACAAGGATTTCTGTAAATATTCCACATTCGCCATCTACTTGACGAATTTCGATTTTTGATACTTTCATTAGTCTCCTTTCTGATCTAAATCAACAGTTTCTTTTTTATCTGTTTTTTGTTCCAGGTTGTTATCAGAAAAACTTTCCACTTTCCCAAGAATGTAGCCTTTATCAAATTCCGACATCTTAGGAATTGCTTCTTTCAGCTTTTCTACGATTTTTTTTTCTTTTTCTGACATTATCTATTTCACTTCCTTTCTTCTACGCACAATATTTAATTTCGTATTCAGTTACGATTTTGGAGAAAATCTCTCGCAGCTTTTTATCGTCATCGATGACGTCCATTTTGTTTAGTGAATTAATCTCTGTTTTGGTGCAACCATTTTCAGCCATGCGTTTTCGCTTATTTCTTAATCTTGTATTCAGATCACATCCAGCCCGGCGTTCCAATTCTGCGTACATTTCTGTTCTAAGCATTTTAAACTCTGCTCCGGCACCTTTTTGTATGCGATTGAATTTAGAATTAATTTCTGAACGCCAGTTATCAAATACAGGCTTAACCGCTTCTTTGATGTTCTCTGTAGTTGCAACAGCTTTATCTGCGGTTTCTTTGGCAATTAAAATCTGCCTGTCTCTTTCTTTGTCGGCAAGTTCTTTCTCTACCATTTGTGAAAGTAGTCCCTGTAACATTTGAAGTTCTGGTGACAATGCCCTTTTTACAGTTTCTTTGGTTTTAAAGTACCCATTTACAAGCTGTCTCTGAACATCCCATGCTAAATCGTCTGTGAAAGACTTTACTAACATTAGATATCCTTGTTCTGTGGCAAGGACAACTTTTTCTGGGACGCCGCCTTGTGGTCTTTCCAAACCAAGCGTCCGAATTTCGGACGGCTGAGTTATAACGAAGAAATCTTCTCCTTCAATAAAGTGATTTCGATTGTCGTTGAATCTCTTCCTTGCCGTTCCGTCTGGTCTGCCGTGTACCATGTCAATATCTTTCAATGTAACAACTCGCTGACCGTTATACTCTTTTATTGAGATATCTGAATTTCCAATATGTACTAACTTATTCGTGTTTATCACTCCTTTCTTAATCTGATTTTCAATTCCGTTTTGTGTTGAAAATATTTTTCCTATGTGTTAAAATTCTTTCATACCCAAATAATGGGCAATGAAAGGAGTTGTTTGCTTTGACCCAACTTTTGAATTTGCCCTGTTCCTTATTGTAGGTCGCAGGCAGAGTGAACTGCGTTACCAAAGTACGTTAAGCAATTTCGTTCACCGCATTGAACAAAATTCCTACATTCGCCAACTAATGGGCAGCTAATCTTTTTTCACTCAATCGCAGAACTAAAACTGCGTAAGTGGCGAAGTGTTTCAAGAAACATTTGGTGCTGCTTATGTGACTGAACAAGTGTGTTCAGTCTGCAAAACACATAAGGTAAACAAATTTAGGCAAGAACTGATAGGACAGCACTCCTGTCAGTTTTTTTGCTATTCTTCTTTAAACAGATATTCCAGATCATATTCTGGGAAAAGTTCCTTTTTAGAAAGGACTGCTTCTGGATACGTAAAAGGTGTTTTCCCCTTTATCTTGTTCTGAATAGTCCTTTCATCAACACCAAGAACCTTTGCAAACGCTCTGATTGTAATCCCTTTATCATCAAGAACTTTCTTCAAGTTATTTAACACTTTAACCTCCCTCCTTTCTTTGTTTACCTTGTAAACACAGTATAGTCCCTGAGATAACATTTGTCAATAGTTTTTTGTTGACTTTGTAAACATTTTATGGTACTATATTTTCAGAAAGGAGGAATTAAATTGAAAGACAGATTTAAAGAGTTGCGAAAAAAATTGAACGTAACTCAGCAAGAATTTGCAGATAAGCTGAAAATAAGTAGGAATTTTGTAGCGCAAATTGAAATAGGAAACAAAGTTCCCTCAGATCGAACAATTGATGATGTTTGTAAAGAATTTAATGTTCGTGAAGAATGGCTTAAAAATGGCGAAGGCGAGATGTTTTATCCAGTTAAAAGGAATGATGAAATTTCGAAATTACTTGGATATGTTACAAAAGCTGATGATGACGATTTTAAATATCGTCTCATAAATGCTTTAGCAAGGCTTGATGATTCTGGATGGGATAAATTAGAAAAGCTAATCGATGCAATTTCAGCAAAATAAAAGAAAAGACAAGGGCAATGCGCAAACCCTTGTCTTTTTCTTTTTATTCAACTAATGTTTTTATAAATACGTATATTGTTCTTAACCAACGAGCGTTTTCTATTTTTTCTATCATCTCAATAATTTCTTTCTTGTAATCCACGTAAATCCCTCCCAATATTCCAAACATTTGTTCTCATTTATTAAATTATATCATGTTTTTATAACCATATACTGGGATAGAATTGTTTCCGCTTAAATCTTTCCTGGCAAACTGATTTATTCTGATTTTTCTATGAATTATAAGTTTTTTTGTGTAAATATTGTGATTTTTGCTTTTCCAAATCGTAATAATAATAGATAGAAATAAAGGGGCTGGATGCTTGTCAGCGAGGGATTTATAGCGCTCATGGCCAACCTGTTTTACCTCTGCTTTTGCAATTGCGATAGTTTTACCCCTCCCAAAGATAATACTATGCTCCGGGCAGAAGTAAACATATTGAATCAAGAGCACATGCACGAATATCAGTATAAACACAATTATGATTTTTTTATGTTTCTCCATGAATCCATCCCCTTTACACTATCATCTTAATGTATTACAATAACATTGTATCAAAAAATATACAATTACACAGAAAATGGCGAAATTAGCACCTCTGGTGGCGAATTTTACATGAAAAGGGATGATTTGAATGCGAATTGCAATATGTGATGATAACGAAATCCAGATTGGTATATTTATGCATCGGATTAATAATTTTCTCAAACGAAATGGTGATATAAAAGCATTGATTACTCCGTATGATAAAGGACAGCCACTTATTGATGATGTGGCAGATGGCGAATGGTATGATATTGTAGTTTTGGATATCGTTTTGAGAGAAGAAAATGGAATTGAAGTTGCAAAGGAATTGAGATTAAATGGCTATGATGGAAATATTATTTTCTGGACAGCCCACAAAGAGTATGTTTTTGAAGCTCTTGATTTACTCCCAATTCACTATATTATAAAAGGATCTGAAAATGGCAGAATGTATACTGCTTTCAATCATGCTCTGGAACATATCAGCAAAAGCACTCTTATGATAAAAGGAAAAGACTTTATTCATCGGGTGGAATTTCAAAATATAGAATATATTGAGAGCCAAAACAAATACATCATTATTCACTGCACTTGCGGTATAGTTTATATGGAACGATGTAAAATGTCTGATATTGAAGAATTACTGGATTCCAGATTCTTGAGATGTCACCAGAGCTACATAATAAACATGGATGAGGTAAAAGAAATAAATACTTCGTTCCTTATGTTTTCTGGGAATACTGTGCCAATCAGAAGAAAAGACTTTGCGAAAATAAGAAACGAATTTGAAGAATATACGACATTTAAGTAGCTCCCGGGGAAAGCCCCGGGAGTATTATTATTTCAGTAATTCATTGACTTTTTTCTGCACTTCTGTGTAGTTGTAGCCAGCAGCTTCCAGGCGGTCTCGTCTATCTTGTCCATTTCCCCATTCACCGTTGATTACCTCTTTTGCAACCTTGTCTACACTTTTCTTTGCTGTTACAGAATACACTGCTTTCCCATTCCAGTCAAAAACAGAGTAACCGGCTTTGCAAGCCTTCTTTGCATTTTTCAGTGACTTGTAAGCCCCGATCTGGCTCTTGGAATCCTTCCAGGTCTTACGAATTCGGTAATACTTATCAACCTTTACCGTAGGCTTTGTGGTTGGCACTGTCACGGTTTCACTGGAAATGAGCTTCTTGAATCTCGCCCAGTCACCCTTTCCACGGATAACGGATGGACAATTCTTAGCGCACACATCGTAGTGCTGCACTACTCGGCTTGCTGGGATTCCGTATTTCTTCATAAGCTGCTTGCACACATCAACGGTATTCTGGAATGCTTTTTCGTAGTTATATCCAGCATTCATGCACATTTCAATTCCAATAGAGTTGTGATTGTTTACAGTTCCAAAAAGCTTACCGCCGTAATTTACTCCAACGTGCCAAGCTCCACGATTATACGGCAAGGCTTGGTATGCTGACTTATCGTCAACGAATACGTGGGCTGAATAGCCATGAAAATTGCCATTATGCTGTGCGGTGGCGTGTGCCTTAGCGTCTGCTGTCTTGGCTGTATTATCCGTATTATGAATGACAATATACAGAGGTGTTTGTCCTGCGTAGCTGTTGTTGTTGCTAATTAATGAGGTATTGATATTCATGTATGGTCTCCTTTCATGTTTGGGTTAAAAAGTGCATAATAAAAAGCACCCCAAATGGGATGCTCTTTAGCATAAACTCTTTATACAATATATCTCTTATGATTAAATTTCACAGAATCGTGGCTGATTTTAGCATAAATCATTGTGGTATCAAGCTTTTCATGCCCTAATATTTCTTTTACTTCCGCAACGTTCATTCCTCTATTTAAGGCATCTGTCGCCATTGTGTGCCTAAGTAAGTGCGGAAACAAGCTTCTTTCGATTCCAGAACGCTTTTGAATAGCCTTTACTCTCGCATATATTGCTCCTTTGTGCATTCCATTATAAGGCTTTCGAAATATCACAAATACAGAATCCGATATTGATTCTTTTGGTCGTTCCAATTCAAAGTATTTTTTCAACATATATTCCGCTTTTGCGTTCAAATAAGATGTTCGGTGCTTGCTTCCTTTTCCGAACAAATGAACCTCTTTTGAAGCGAAATCAATATCACTAATTTTTAAATTCACCATTTCAGATAAGCGGCATCCTGTACTGTAGAAAAGCTCAATCATCGCTTTATCTCTGTAATTTTCGCAAGCATCACGCACTATTTCAAGTTCCATGTTACTAAGTGGCTCTCTTGGCTTTTCCTCAAATTTAATGGGCTTAATACTTGCGCATGGATTGTTTGGAATATACCCCTCTTTCCAACACCAATCCATAAAGGTGTTTATAACAAGCCGTTTTCCATCCAGTGTTCGATTGCTGACCCCTGTTCGTTTCTGAGTTTCGTACAGATAAATCCGTATATCATTTGTTGTAACCTGTTCGAATGGTCGGTTAATGTGTTCAAAAAAATCTGTGAGATAAAAATTGTAGGTTTTCATGGATTCTGGAGACATGCCCTCAATCTTTTTTGCCACCATGTAAACCATGTAGCAATCTGGGATATTGCTTTGATATGGAACCACATGCGTTTCTCTCTGATTGATATCGTAGTTAGATGCAAACACTTGCAATTCCTGTAATACTGTCCTAAGTGCTTCATCTGAAATCTTTCCATCCAACTTACTTACAAATTCGTTTGCAAAGTTTTCCATAAAAAATACCCTCCTTTTGGGTTCACAAAGGGAGAGTACTGTGCTATAATAATACTGTACCCTTTGTGGTGCTTGGAGCTGAGTTTTTTGATTGGTAGTCGGGAACTCAGCTCCCTTTTTTGTTGTTCCGATTTTGATATGCTGATTATATCATATTCATTTTATGTTTGGTAGTGTTTTGTTATTTTTTCTTGCTTCTCCAATAAACTCTATAGTGAGACATTAGTAAACGCTTACATGGGAAATAATTTTCAAAAAGATTATGTTTTAAGTGGAATGTCTACATATCTTTTTTCTATGTCGTTTGTTGGCGACAGCTCAATTGTAAATACTTTTTTTGCCGTAATAACAACCGGTTATAATGCCAGTAAAACTGGAAAAATATTTTGGATTGGAAATTCTGCTGAAAATTATGTAAAATTAACAGATGGCGTTACATTGCATTTATATATTACATCGGATATTTGGGTGCAATATGCGCTTTCAAAACTATGATTTTTTAACGAATAAAAATAAGAATCCCATCCTAATTTATTTCACTGGTTGATATGGTAGTCTGTTCAACTAATTTAATTTTATCCAAGAACCCCATTCATCCTTTTTATTCATACGTACATAAATATTTCCTGAATCTGGTACACATACAAACTGTACCCCATAGTTTCTCCAAGACGGAATATAAAAAACATTGGCAAAAGACGATTCGCCTGGTATATAATTTAATGCTGAATTATATGCGATTCCACTAAGCATTTGAGTTTGAGCTTTTCCAAAATCATTAAGATTACTTATATTAGAATCAGTGCATAATTTCGTCTTATCACTATTTAGTGCATTAATTGCCCCAATGATTGTTTTGTTATTGGTTTCCAATTTCGAGATCACAGCCGTTGCCATTTTATCAACGACATAATCCCAAAACTTGCTCATTAATCCACGTTTATTCGCTCTCGCAGTTGCGTCATACAGCATTACTTCGTCATTATCCGCTAACGTATCTTTTGATGTGTATTCTGTCCATTTTGGCATGTTGTTGCCCTCCTTTAATTATTGGTTTTGATGTTTGATCTGCTAAAAAGAGGATGATTTCTCACCCTCTTTTTACTGATTTGCTTAACAATTGTTTGATTTCTGCAAGTTCTTCTTTAATGCTTTTTAATTCCGATTTTAATTCTTCATTTTCGGATTTGAGTTCCTTGATTTTCTCGTGATTGAATTTTATCATGGCGAACATGGATGGAATCATAATTCTGTAGTTCCAATCCTCTGGCTTTCCATCTGGCAAATGGTTTACTGCAATTGGAAAACGCCTTTCCATGTCCTCTGCAAGGAACATTGGCATTAATTTATCATATCGGCTATCGTTTTTATCGAGATATCCTTCTTTATACTTCGCCCAAACGACCTTTGTCCTATAGAGTTCTTCCAGTTCTTCTTCCTTGACAGTTGTTCGAATTGACTTATACCGCCAGGAAGATGATGGAACCTTAATAACCATGCCTTGACTGTTAACTCCTAAGTGTGTTCCATCTGTAATTGATCCAAGGTTTTCTATACAAAAGAAATTACTTTCATCTCCAAATTCACTAGATTTAGGACTGTTTTTAATTTTTACACCGCCATCAATAACAAATCCGTTTCCATTTGCTTTTAGATCAACGCCATTTATGGTTACCATGTTGTTTTTCGCATCAAGTACAATGGCACCGTTTGCAGAGGTTAATTTTCCATTTGTTTTATCAATCTGCCAGTTTCCAATTTCCCCAGTTAGTGACTTTACGCTTCCAGAAAATTCACCTTGGTTAAAATGAACGCCTGTATTGTCAATATATCCAACCTGTGTGCCGCTTGCATTCAGAATGGAAAGTAACCCATTTCCGTTATTTGAACCGCCAAGTTTCAATGTACCTCCATGTGCATAGGTGAATGAAAAATACAATTCTCCATTTTCCATGTATATTCCCTTTATTGCACCGTTGTTTGTAAGCATATTGAACACTTGTTCATTTGTGTAAGCATATTCAAGCTTTGGCATGTAAATATAGGTATCAAATTTTACGCTAGACCCAACTGATGATGTCAAGATTCTCAAACTGTTTAAACTATCATTTGGTAAGCTAGATAAAGTTGTTGTTACTTGCAGTCTTTGCCATTCAGTTGTAGTTTTAGCATTTAATATTGTTTTACTTCCAAGATACGCATATACTTGTGTTGCAACACTAGTTTTTATCCAAAACGAAAAAGTATAATTTCCAGTAACTTTTATTGGCTTATAATTTTTCGTTCCAAATTGTGCTCCAGTTCCGTTTATTTTGATTGCATTTTTACCGCCATCTACATCCTGAACTCCATACTCATATGTATATGCACTCTGTGTAGACCAATAATCTTTAACATTTTGTTCTGTTAGATAATAGCCTTTAATAATATTGTCCGATGTAATATCTTGGACTTGTTTTACGACTTCTTCCTGTGCTATATCAGTAACGCTTTTATCTCCTAATGTAAACTGTGAAGCTGCTATTGTTACTGCACCAGTAGTTTTGTCAATAGCAAAAGTGGTCTTTCCATTGCTATCAACAACCTTAATACCTTTGGCTTGCACGTATTCTCCGTTTACATAGACATTTCCGTTTTCATCCAAGTAAATCCCCTGTGCCTTGCCGCCATTGGTGAGTTTGTTGAAAATATCGGCTTGTGTCTGTCCAGAAACTGCGGTGCTGGCAGAAGAATCTGCAATTTCCTTTACTGTTTTGCCTTGTAAGGAAAAAGTTTTTGGAGCTAGGATGACGTTTCCTTTGCTGTCGATTTCTAAGGTTACGTTCTTGTCATCATTAATGACTTTTAGCCCACGACCATTAATTCTCTCACCGGCAAGCAATCCAGCCAGAATATATTTTGCATTGATATATACTTTTCCGTCCTCGATGTAGATTCCCTGTTCTGTCCCGCCTTTTGTGAGTTTATTGAACACTTCATCCTGTCCAAGACTGGTATCGTAATTATCAATTGCATTTTTGATATCGTCTTTGTCTGCGTACTTGAAGTCAATCCAATCGGATGCAGTAAAGTCACCATTAATACGATTTACAAAAGAAGTTTTGAGAGAAGCCTTTCCTTCACTATTGGTCGTTACCCACAAGTCACCTTCGTAATATGGTGGTGTTGGCTGAATCATGTAAACAGATGATTTACCGTCTATCTTGTCCAACAATTCATTTGGTATGGACTGTGGTTGCCAGATGCCAGATTTGTATATCCACTGGGTGTTATCCGTGGTATTATGCCAAAGATCGCCTTCATGCTCTACCTTCTCAGATTCCCATACCAAAACAATTTCATTCCCGGATTCATCCAGAATCTTGTTTCCGTCAATATCACACCATGGATATTCCTCTGTTTTTGTCCATTTTACAGATGGATCGTTTGGCTGATACCAAGTCTCAATTTTCCCGTCTATCTGTGTTTTTAAAGAATTAAGAGAATCTTTAAAAACACCATTAATAAATAAGTCTAAAGAGCTATCGTCCGTATACTTTGAAGCCTTTTCCCAATCATCCACTGAATAAGAGCCGCTTGCTCTGGCAACCTTACATCTCATCAAGTCACCATTAGAGCCTTGCGTCCATAAGTCTCCAATGTCATAAGGTGGCTTTGGCTGAACGACGAATACACGCCGCTTATGATCTGCCGTATCTTGCGCTTTTTCTGCGGCGGCAAGTGCTAACGTGATATCAGTATCTTGTACCAGTTGCCACTTCCATGTTGCCCCATCTTGCATAAAACGGTAAGCATATCCTTTGGATTTCCAGTAAAATAAGTCACCCTCATGTTTCTTTCGTTCTTCGTTGGTAGTCCAACCAGAAGCCGGGATATTCTGCAAGGTTGGTTCATAGTCATAAAAAAAAGTCTCAATCTGTCCGTCGATTTGAGACTGTAAATTATTGATATCAGTTGTGTATGTATTGCTTATAAAATTATTTACTTCTTTTTCTGCTTTTTCCTTTGCAATTGCATTAACATCTTTTCCCTTGATTTGTACTGAGTCTGCATTAATAACAACCCTTCCTGTTGTTACATCAACCAGGAAAGTTGTATTTCCGTCTTTGTCAATTGCTTTAATAGTTCCTGTATTAATCCAGTCAGCATTAACGCCTGTAGCAGTAAGGATTCTGGCAATTACATCACCATCAACCGTCATACCGCCATTCCAATGTTGTCCACCATCTGTAGATACAGCCCACGCTTCTGCAGTCATTTTCCATACAATGTCAGAATCGGATAACTGCGGCTTATTATGAAGATAATAGATGTTGCTTCCGTCCGGCTGTGTTTCCACAGTAGTATATGTACCGGAAGATTCAGACAATCTTTGAGACAATTCTTCAATTGCCTTTTCTCTTGCGGTACGTTCATCTCTTAAATTCTTATTATTTTCTGCCTGTATTTGTTGATTAAGGCTATATTGTTTCTGCTTATTCCTGGATGCACTCTTAGCACTGCATTCAAGTTGCTCAAATGCGCCTGGATTCAAAGTAACAGAAGTTAGGTAGCTCTTATACTGTTTTCCGTTTCTATCGGAAATCGCAATGGTGTCACCAGCTTCCCATGCAATATTTGTTAAAGCACCGGTAGAAAACGGTCTGAATTTCATTCCAACACATCTGTCTGAAATAATCTTACAGATTTCTTCTCCTGTTCCCTCTTGGATTAGCTTATTATCACTTATTTCGATAACGTAGCCAGATTTCCCCGACTGATATGTTTTCGCTTCATTTTGAGAAGAATTTTCAACGTATTCTGTAACTTTTATACCTGTTATTTCAAGATCATACAGCCACGGAGTAAATCCGTTTGTTTGAATTGCTGTAATCCCAGTCTGCATGATAGTAATGATTTGTTCACCAGTGGTATCTAATATGTCGTTACCTTCTACATCTTTCCATGGAGTTTCCACCAAATCATAAAAATTATCCGGGACTTCACGTTCGTACCATCCAAAGCATAAGCGACCATATTCGTCACATTTCGCCCACTGGCAGCCCATCTGCGCTACCCATGCAATTACCTGTCGGAAAGTAATGCTACTATCATCTGGTCGATTCTGAATCACAAAATCATCATTATCAAACCTTGTAGATTGAAGTGTTACTCCGCACACCTCGCAAGCATCCTGGATGATTTGTAATCTTGTTGCCGGATAAGTCAGTTTACTTTCTGAATAATCGCGATCAAATAATCGCATTGAATCTTCGCAGGTTAGGCTGATAATTGCAGTGCTTTGATATGGAGCATCTGTTACCGTCATAGTACAGATACGGATTTTTTCAATGCCAGTAGATAATTCAAGCCCAATATAGCAAACAACTCTTGCTCCGTCCCAGATGTAATCTGTGTACTTTCCAGAAAAGTTGTTGATCTGCAGTGTCAACTTATTTACGATAGCTGCGCCGATATCAAAAGAACCGCTTTGCGATACTGCATCCTCAAATTTAAAACCATTAGACCATAAATCTTTGTCTGTAATGGATAATGTGCTTCCATCCGTGAAGGTAAAATCTGCATATTTCAGATAGTTACGGTTCCCACTATTCTGTTGTTCTTTAAATTCCGTTGATAAATTTCGCATATCTTACCTCTCGATAAAGTCAAAACTAAGTCCTTCCATGCGATCATTTCCAATCCACCAGCACTTAAAGGGTGATTCCCTGTCCCCAACATAAAATGTTCTGGTTTCGTGCTTATTTGCGGATAACAGGTCTGGATATGTGACTTGTATGTACTCCGGATTTACTGCCTGTATAATTTTGCAAGCAGTGTCCCAGTCTGGGCCATTCCAACCTACAGACAGCTTTCGTTTCTGTCCAACTCTGTTTTTGTGCATGGTCGTATCGTCTGTTCTGCCGGATTCTGATGCCGATATATCCTGTAATCCCCATGTAAAAGAAGAAGGACAGGGCATTGCTACCCCATCCACTTTTAAAAATGCTTCTGCCATATGCTAACCCTCATGCAATCATTTTTGTTGCTTCGCTTCGGATAAATTCTTTAATTTGCTGATATCCCCATCCGCAATTAATAAGGCTACTTACAAGCATTTCCATACTCTGAACTTTCGCCAAGTCATCACCTGTGAAGAAATCTCTAAGATTCTCTTTTGCTTTTACGCCATAATCACTTTCAAGCTCTTTTGCTGTCTTTCCGAATAAATTGCGATAAATCAGATTTGTATAATTCGGGTAAGCAAATCTCTTATTTGGACTTTCTGTTATTTTCATCTTAATTGTATCTGTGAGGATATGTCGAATAACAACACCCTTGTCACGTTCAATTTGCCATTGCTGGCGTTCTGTATGAATTCTTTTTAATTCAGATTCCATTTTATTAAAAGCGTCAATGTATTTAAGTTTCCACTGTAATGCTTTTTCACCATTAAATCCCATGGCTAACAAGGAAAATCCATCTCTTGTTATAAGGTATTCGGTATACTCACGATTGTTTTCTCCGATATAAGAAGTTTTTATAAAATAATCAGAAAGGGGGATATCTCCCCTTTGAGAAATCTGTGTTACAAGACCTAAATGTTTGGTTTTACCCTCTGCGTCAACTTGTCCTTCAATTGCCCTTATTACTTCCTTGTGCTCTTTTTCGAAAGATTCTGCTATTTTTCTTGAAGTAGTAAGTAACTTTTCTTCGTATCTTTTTCCAACGATTTCTACCAGCATAAATTCATATCTCCTTTACGATTTATTTTTTGGCAACAAAAAAGCGCCTACCCCGAAAGGTAAACGCTTTAAAATTTGCTTATTATGATTTTATATTATAGCATAGGTGATTGGTATCATTCAGTATATTTTGGTATCATTCATGGTCTTCATATTCAACCATTGTCTTAACCACGCCGTAAAGCATATTGATATTTTTCTCTTTTGTGATTTTTTCAATCAGTTCTAAAATCTCTTCCTTACGTGTCATTCCACAATTCCTCCCAACACTCTAATCAATTTCTGTTTGCGGTTATACTTCAAAATCTCGGAAATCTGCCCCATCATATCATCCATCGTCATGTTGCTCTTCATGCTGTTGCAACGCTTACACGCCAGTTGCAGATTCTTAATATCATTGGTGCCGCCCCGGGACAACGGCGTAATGTGGTCGATTGTCATTTTCTTGAATTTGACAGACTTACCGCATATCGCACATTTTCCGTTGCACTTGGCGTACACGCTCTTTTTCTGAAAGTCATTGAACTGGATTCTATTTGCCATAATATCACGCTTCCCCGATTAACTGTTTGGTAAAGAGATACATTCCCTTTAATTTTGACAGGTCTTTCAAATTGATAAGATTTTCAATGATTCTCTGTCTGTACATATACTCATCCAGAAGCACTAAGCACTCGTTGTTATCTGCGTTCAGTTCGTCAATTGTTTTCTGTAATTCAGCCTTTGTCATTTTATTTTCCTCCTGTGTATCCCTGTAAAAATCTAATTAAAAGAATCTCTGCTGTGCGTTTTCTGTATCAATCTCATTTTTCAAGAAAACTGGCGGTTTGTATTCTCCAATAATCTTGACTGCCTGTTCTACCTGGCTTCTCTTAATTGCCTTGTAGCTTTTGACCTGGAACTGGTATCGCAGATTGGAATGAATGTTACTGTAAACCTTCTGACGAATGGAACGGCTATTGTAAGCATTGGATTCCTTACCGCCAAGCACCAGTGTTCCTTTTCTCTTTACGGCTTCCGTGATTTTCTCCGCTTCAATTGGGAGAATCGGCAAATCCATTTTCAAAGTCTCAAACTCTGTCTGAATATCGTCAATCCGTTTATTCAGTTCTACGTTTCCCTGTGCTAGAAGCTGAATCTGTTCTGGGATGGTCATTGGTACTGGGTGGCGAACTGTTTCTTTTAATTTGTCCTCTACTTTGAGAAAATATTGTCTGGCTTGTTCACCTTTGACACTCTTTGATTGCATGGAAAGTTTCTTTGCAAAGCTGGCAGAGAGTTTATAATCTTCTCTTTGAATAACGCCACCTGTCGGTGTCTCGACATTGATGTCGAGTCGCACATAATCTTCATTCTCCATTGCAAAATCATTTTCAATAATATTTCTTTTGCACCATCTTGAAAACTGTCCTTGTGCAAGTTCTAAAAATGAATATAGTTTTCTTGCAGTAGTCATGCCCTCTTCATCAATTCCAAGCGCAATCTCAATAGGTGTCTGGTTTGCTGTGTTAATTGTGATTTCGTTCATATAGAAAATCCTCCTGTTGTTAAAAAATCTATTTGCAAACAGGGGATATACAGTGTTATAATTTGCATATCCCCTGTAGGGGGTGTTGTATAAGGGACTGTTTCTTTCCTAGGGAGCCAGTTCCTTATTTTTCGCCTATTTCATCTTCTATTAGACCGATTCCTTTCATAATGGTGTCCGTTCTTGAAATTCCAAGTTCTTCTGCACATTTGTCTATGCGTCCTTTTTCTTCTTTTGTAAGACGAATATTGAGCTTTTCCTTTCTTGATTCACCATTTACAGGTGGTCTACCTGTTCTTGGGGACATTTTGTTCACCTCCTTATTTTGTCCTTGCATAATTCATTATAATTTATGGGCGTACAAAAGTCAAGAGCATTTTCTATTATTTTAGAAAACGTATCAATCAAGGTTCTCGTCATTATGACGAACACCTTTTCGCTAAAATTTTAGTAGAATTGGCTTCCACAAAATAATGGAGCCGAAATTTCGGCGGCTTATTCACTGTCGAATTTTCGACAGTGTGCGTCTCGTCTTTTAGGAAGAGTCGCAGTTAGCCGAAGTAAAATTGACTTTGGTGATTGAAGCATCCACTTTTCCGCATGAATGCGGAGTCACTAGTCATTGTGGCGAACCTAGGACAAATTGTCCGAAATGCTAACCGTCATCAAATTGATGATAGTTCAAAATATCAATCATAGAAGTAGGGTGCATCAAATTAGAAGCACCCCTATTAAAAATAAAAGGTGTCGAAATTTCTACGCCTTTTCGCCATGTATGGCTAAAACCCATATAAGCTGCTCAAATTTGTGCACCTTGTATGAATAAACAGTTTGCCATAGTAACGAAAGGTCAATTTGTCCGTTCGCTTCTCATTGCGAAAAACAGCTCCATAAATTTGTGGAACAGCTATTAACCGTCTTGAAATTCACGACAGTTTTTTACTGACGATTCGTCATTTTGATGAATCGTTATTTTTTTTCAAATTTCCTATTCCACTATCCGTTTTGGAGTGGTAAAATACAAATATCATACTGATTTAGGGAGGAAAACGCATATGAAAAAATCCAAAAAGTTACTGGCAATTTTTACCATTATGTTACTGATTGTCTGTATGGCAGTTCCAGTATCGGCGGCTGGTAAAATTAACAAGAAAAAAGCCACTTTGAAAGTCGGTCAGACATTACAATTAAAAGTGACTGGAACAAAAAGAAAAGTAAAATGGACAAGTAGCAAGAAGTCCGTTGCAACGGTATCTTCTAAAGGACGAGTAAAGGCAAAGAAAAAAGGAACCGCCACGATTACCGCAAAAGTCGGTAAAAAGAAATACGCATGTAAAGTTACTGTGAAAAAGGCTTCTAATGGCAATGGCGGTTTTGGTGGAAATCCAAATGCTAACAGCAGTGGTAAAAAGAATGTTGTTAGTTATCATGCAGAATCTACGCCGTATGGAGCTGTGGCAATCCTGGAAAACCATTATGATTATGCCGTTGATCTGACAGTAGAGTTTGTTTATTATCTGAATGGAACAATGGTTGGAATAGAAAAAGATTATAATTATGCATTTGCGGCACATTCAAAATGCGCACTTCAAGGCTGGAATCACGACAAGACTTGGGATTCTTTTAAGATAAATTTGAGAATTGAAAGAGCTTCAAATATTATAACAAATAACTCGGGAATTCATTATTCAGCCAATTTTGGAAATAGAAATGTAGTTGTAAAAGTAGATAACAATGGACGGAGAAATGCGTTTACCACTATTGCAATTGTATTTTATAAAAATGGTAGGATAGTGGGGTATGATGATCGTAATGCTGATGTAAAAAATCCAGGATCGACAGCTTATCTCGAATTTGATTTTCCATTTGATAGGAATTTCGAGGATATCATACCAGATAAATTTGAAGTATATGTAAATGATTCGTATACGTATAGCTGGATGAATTAAGATAAAAGGCTAGGGAGAAATCCCTAGCCTAATCTTATGTCAATTAATGTATTCAACATCTACGCTTGGCAATGTAACTTGTTTCCCGAGAAGTGTTGTAGAATTTGATGTTCCGCTACAAGTTCCGTATACGGTTACCCAATCTCCTTCTAGGTAATGTGTTTCGCCATCCTCATATCTATATGAACAATCCCATTTATTACCGTTTCCGTCAACAATATACAACGTATATCCACCGAATATTCCTTCTAATGACTGATCTATTGTTCCAGAGACAATACAATGTTTTTTATCGTAACTGTCAGGATTTCTCAATATATCATTATAGTCCAATGTTTGGCAAAGTGCCTTGTATTCGTCCTCTGAAACTTCTTTTGAATTAGCAACTTCTTCTGTCACTAAAAAATACTGTGATAAACTATCATCTGAAGCATCCTTTTTATAGCTTTTAGCTTCATCACCTTTTGCAAATACCATACAATTCTCTAAATTTATGGAATCTCCCATAAATCCCCATGAATCTACATTTGATACTGTTCCAAGAATAGCAACCACATCATCATCTTTAAGACCGCTTTCATATTTTGCATACAATTTACTATCAGATACATTAAAATTACTCATCATGTATTTATCGCCAATAGTAACTTGCACCTTATTGTCTTTAATCTCATTTATTGTTGCTACAGTATAAATTTTAGCTCCGCTCATATTGACTGCATATTTATATAAATCGCTGTCAGTGATATAAGAATATTCACCAGAATTAAATGTTTGTAATTCATCATCAAAAGTAATTGGAGCCACATTCTGTTTTTTCTCTTCTACTGTAGGAGTTGCTTTTCTTTCGTAACTACTGGATTTTTCCGTCTGTGTTTTGGATGTATCTGCTGTTTTCTCTGTTTTAGATGAATACCAGCCAATTAGAATAAACACAAGGCAGATAAAACCAAAATAGTTTGCGCATCCCCCTTTTTTCTTTTTCTTGGTAGCTGTCGGCTGTGGCGTATACTGTGGTTCTGGTGCAGAATATGTTTTAGGTTTTTCGATATTCTCAATAGTTGTTCTGGTCTTGTTTGCTTCTCCCCTGTCGCAATTATCCATTACACTCTTTTCAAGCATATACCATTCAACAACATATTGTTTTTTGAAATACCGTTCTGCAATCTCTGTTGTAAACTCCTTTGCCTGTTCATATGCGGAAGAGCCTGTTGATAAGCAAATTTTGAAAGGCTTTGCATATTTCGTAATTGAAAAAGCAACTTTCAACTGTACTCTTCCTAAATCGTCTGGTTCTTCCTTGTCATAATTCAATACAAAATCCATAGGATTTGCTTCAAGTAACAAATTTCCTTTGTAGTAAACCTCAATATTCGCTTTTGAAGCCTTGATTCTCATGGAATCTAACATCTCAATGTCGTATTCCTTTTGCTTCTGTGGCGGTTCCTGCGTTACATTTCCCTGTGTTATCGGGAATCCACAGTTCGGGCAACTTACCGCTTTATCACTTATTTCCTTGCCGCATTCTGGACATTTAATCAGTGCCATAAATATCCCCCTCCTTAGTATGATACCCATATTGTACCACCTTGGAACGTATTCTGGAAGCACTATTTCGCTTTTCTATCAATTTCCGCAGTTACGGCAAACAAAAGAGCTTCGGCAAATTTCGCGCCGACCGAATCGGAGTATTTATCGTGAATCCGGCTTGCTTCCATGGTGAGATTTTCCCACTTGGGAATATCGTCCTTTGAGATAAAGGCGTACTTCTTGTGGAGATTCCATATTTCCTGCCAGATGGAAAAATAAGTCTGCTTAAAGTCCATCAGCGTAAAGCACTCCATGATACTTCACAAATCTGTACTCTTGCTGAATTTCCGGGTACCTGTTCCGATCTACTTTTCCGTAGAACATTTTTGATGGTCTGGCATATAATTTCTTACCACCGTACAATGCCCTGTATATCACCAGGGCTTCTCCTGTTTCCGTATGTTGAGCGAATCCAACAATCTTATACAAATACTCGTTGGTGCGTGGCTCCTTGATAGTTTCTCTCTTAAAGTGCTGTACAATATCCCCCGGCTCAAATAATGGTCTGTTCATTATATTTTCACATCTCCTTTTCGTTAATACCACTTCTCCTTCAGCTGATTAATCGGTGTGCCGGCAACCCCGGCACTTTCTCCGCTGTCTGTTGCCTTAAAGTATGCACCTGTAATCTGAGGGTACATAAATTCAAACATCAAATAATTAGCTGCATCGCAAAGATATTCTGTGTTCCCTGTCTCGCGATACTTTTTGATGCACATATCGTGGGATTCCAAGGCGTTTACCAGTTTCTCCCCGAAGTTATCCTTTGCTGTACCATATTTGTAAAAACTTACCTCAACCCTATTCTGGCGTAATTCATCGAAACGGTCTGAATATTCTGTCGGAAGTTCTGTTCCTATTTGACTCATATGTTTTAATTCTCCACAATTAATTAATTTCTTTGTTCAAATTTCAATTTTCTTGGCTTATTCCTATATTTTATCTGGTGAGAGATTTTGAAACGGATTTGATTATTTTATCTCAGTAATTCTTTATCAATAATCTGGAAATTTGCCCTGTGGATATAAAGAGCTTTTCCGTCAATCATTAACTTTGTCATTTTAGGTAGATCGTCCGGGATTTTCCAGAACACCTCGTCACCAGAATATGCGGCTATTGGTTGTCCAAGTTGGGATTTAATTACTACAACCCTAGATTTCCCAAAATAATTTTTATAATAATTCACAATCCCGGCTATGTATGCATTCTCTGAAATCTTCCCGGTTGAATGGCTGGTAATATCTTCCTGGGTAAAATCAACCTCCGGCTTCAATCCTTTTTGCTCAAAAATACAAGTATCACCACAACTTTCAATTTCTTTACCGTCTATCAGAATTGTAATGACGGAAGATACATCATAGCTGGTTGTTTCGTTACCCTCGCTATCGTAGCCCTTAGATTTCGTTTTATTCCCGGAAATATTAATCTTGTCCCCAGTGGTGGTCATAACCTTTTTGCCGTAGTTATCGTAGGTATAGATTGTGTAGCTGTTTCCAGAAAGATTTCCTTTCACGTCATTCATGTAATCGTCATTCGCTGCACAGCCTGTTAGCCCTGTGATAATGCAAATAAAGGTAATTATCGCCAGTAGTGTTTTGATTCTTTTCATGGTTTTTGTCCTCCCTCATATGTCTCATAATCAATCGTCCCCAGATCACCGTACACATCTGGGTAATAGATTCCAACCCAAAAGTTATCTTCCATTGCTTTGTAGTAAGTTACTTTTACATTCCATCTCTGTACCTCGTCAATAATTTCTTTGTTAAGAAGTCCGAATTGATCTCGGCAAGCTTCACTTTCCAGTTTGTAAGTCAATGCTTTGTATTTCTCGGCATTTGCCTGTCTGGTGGCGGTAACCGTAGTCTGGCTTATTGCTAAAAGCAATCCAGCGATCAAAAGATATACCGCACCGATAAAAGCCACTGCTACGCCCAAAACAAGCACGGTTGCGCTCACATTCGAATACTCATATTCGTAGCTTAAAGATTCTCCTATTCTATTTGCAATCAGAATAACAACGCCGACTGCAAAAATGATTATTGATAGCCAAAATATCATAGTGTGTCCTCCCTTTTCTGTTTCACTCTTTGATATAACATATTTTGTGTGGTGTCTTTAAAAAACAACATGATTCTATAATCAAAATCTCCGCCATTTCTTTTTCCCCACTTTGTCTTAAAGTGTTCCTCCATCATGTCAAGATAGAATAGTGGTTCTTCTTTATCGTCTACCAAATCATCTTTTGCCATATCTGTATCTGGATTGCGTATCATTTTCAGAATATTTTCAGCTTGGCTTTGTGTAACCATCGGATGTTTCTCTTCACGGTACTTTTGATATTTCTTAAAAAACTCCTTAATCAAAAATATAGATAAGCAAATGTCATGGTCTTCAAAAATATTCTCTTTGGTTCCGTAAATGTTTTCGTATATTTCAGTTACCAAGTTTTCAACATCCTCCTCTTTATAATTCAAGAGAGATGATTGGTTCCTGGAATTATAACGGTTAGCTTTCTGCTCCTTGGTTCTAGGAGGTATATTATATATATTTAATTTATTATAATTATTAGGAGCAGAAGTCTGATTATCTTTATCTGTATAAGATAAAGTCTTTTTTTCTTTATTATCAATAAAGTCTGGTTCTGTTTTCTTATCTATATCTGTTATACTTATTTCACTGTTATACTTATCCACGCAGTTTTCCTCACCACGGAAGGTGCAGTTTTTCTCACCATCCCCCATGCGTTTTTTCTCACCACGTTCGGGCTGATCTTTTTGCTCATGCTCATTTATAAATTCTTCATAAAATTTTTCTGTGAGAATAAGGTGTCTATGCTTTATTACTTTTGGATTATCTTTTTCATATTCATACCATGAAGTTATATAACCATTCTGTTTTAACCCATTTAGCATTGACTGAATAGTACGTTCGGACACACCAATAAAATCAGCAAAATGCCGATTGCTCGCAAAACAATCACCGCTTTTATCTCTTTTGCGAAGACTATGTATTTCCACTAATAAAAATTTTTCTCTTGGGCTGAATTTATTTGTAAGATATAATTTTGACGGTATAAATACCCCTGTGAAATCTCTTTCTCTTCTTTCGGAAACAAACTGTTCTTTTCTCATGCTAGATAACCTCCGTATATCTAAAAACTTCTCCGATAATATAAAAACAGTAGGCAATCTCTCGGAGGTGAGACTTTCGGGAGCTACCCTAGCCCACTGATTTTACCAATTATTAAATACCATATACTTCTTTATTGTATTTTGCCCTATCCATGTCGGATTTTATTCTTACCCATTTATCAATCTCTTCCATTGTTTCGCAAAGATTTTTCATCATATTAATTCCAAACATAGGAATATGCCCGCATTCAGAAACGATTTTGAAATCTAGGCTTACAGTTCCTTTCTTTTGTTCTTTTCCGAGATCAAATCCATTTAGTAAAAAATGATATCTGCTATGCAGTTTTCCTGGAAGCAACAGCAAGTTATTTATGTCATTATTGCTTCTATCAAAGTCTATATGGTGAATTGCATAACTGCTGTCAAACTCAATTCCGTAGTATTCTTTGTAATATTTCCGATAATTAAAACTCTTTGCCATAGATTGATACCTGCCTTTCGTATAAAAGAGTGCCTTGAACTGTATGTAAATCAACAGGCAGGAGGCAAGGCATTTCCGCTTTTCGATGATCGGTCTAGCCTGTTGGTTTTACCAAAATTAACGGTTAAAATAAAAAAGAGCCGCCAAGTAAGACAAAAAATTTCTCAAAATTGAGAAATATTAATTTCTTCTTAGCGGCTCAAAAATCAAGACCGTGTGTACTTCTTCATTGAAGAAATTATACCACACAATCAGTCAAAAATCAATATGCCGGGGACGGATTGAAACGGCTATCCGTATCATTTTGGGCTTTTGTTACTGCTTTCGCAATCTCGCTTCCGTCCAGGATAATGCTGTTCATAATGTACTGCGGATTCTTGTTCCCGCTGTTCATACTCATTGCCATTGCAACTCCCTGGGCTACTGCTTTTGCCATTTCTTCTTTTGTAAGTCCCATGCTTCCGTCTGAACTGGAAACAATGCTGTCTGCAATCTTCTTCATGGTTCGTGGATTTTCCAGCGGAAGAACGGCTTCGGAACCGGCTTCACCGATACCAATTACCTGTGCACCGTTGAAAAGACCACCTTTGGCGTACCAATTAGGCTTATAAACTGGTGTAGAACTGGTTCTTCCACCGCCAAGATCATGTTTTCTCCACTCTGAAATATAATAAGTCAGAGTCGGTAAATGTACTTGTTTCATGCCATCAGCGAATGATTGAGCTGTTTCCCGACCAATTGATGTAAGATTAACATTAAATAGTCTTTTGATTTTATCCGAAATTCCAGACAAATTATATTCTGTGTAGGTTTTCATTTTTCCAGTTTCCGTGTCAACTTTGCCAGAAGCCTTTTCCCAAATCTGGTTTGTATTGATTAGAACGGAAGACCAATAACTTTGAATGGTTGTCATAACCTTACCCATTACATCTTTTGTATCGGTGTCCATTGTTCCGAGGGCTGTCGATACTGCATTTGCAGAATTTTCCCAATTTGTTTTAGAGTTGGTTTCAACATCATCATTCGTGTTCTTTATCTTCGACCAAATGGAAGGCATTGTGCTTTCTGTGCTTCTTTTCATCCCAGCCATTGCCGTGCTTACGGCGGTATTGGCGAGACCAAAGCCAGTTTTTGTCTTGGATGATACGGATTCGGATGCTGTTGCAACTGATTTGCTCATTGTTGATGAAGCTTTCGGAACATCTTCTGAAAAAGCTTTTATAACTTTTCTTGTGTCAATTCCCATCTCTGCCATTTTATCCATCAATGCTTGGAATGCGGCTCTAGCTGTTGCACCAGATGATTCTTGCTGTTGAAGGACAGTACTTAATTCATCAAACTGCGTTGGAGTGATTATTGCTTGATTTGAAAGTCTTTCCAGTGCAGATTTTGCATTGTCAAATTCTGTCCCCATCGTACCGATATATTCATTAATATTGCTTACATGAGAATTTGTAGAGGTATCAGATTCCTCCATTGCTTGTTTTAATGCTTGCTTAAATGTATCAGAAGAAATTCCAAGATTTTCAAGTGATGTTTCTACGGTTTGGAGCTGTCCATCAAAATCAAATGCATTGTCTTTCACATTTTTTAAATCACCGCCAAGTCCGATAAGTTTATCACCAGAGATTCCAGTTTGGTCTTCGATGATTTTCAATGCTTTTCTAACAACTTCAAAATCGTTGAATGCGTCAGCTGTGGAATCTTTAAAGTCCATAGCTTTTTTTACCTGTCCAAGACCTTCCACGACAAATGCAGTCGCACCCAAATTAGTTGCGTATCCCCAAAATCCTTGGAATTGTCCACCAGCTGTTTGTGCGACATCACCGAGATTTTTTATCTTTTCTGCAAGTGTAGTAAACCCGCCATTTCCTGCTGCTTCTGCTTCATCTCCTAAATCTTTTATTGCTTCTTTTGCTCCACTTGTTCCATCTCCAAGTACATCTGCTAACTTTTCAGCAATCATTTTAGCATTTTCTTTGGCAATAATTTTTTCACTAATGTGATCAATAAGGTTCCATGCAAGTTCTCCAATCCCGCTTACTTTAAGAACATTTACAGCAAGAAAGGCTTTTCCAAGAATATCAACGAGACTTCCTACAAGCGGATGGTCTTCTTTTAATCCGTCCACTAATCCGTTAAAGGCACTTGATAAACCACCAAGAATCAACTCAGCCGCAGTACTAAGTATTTCACCCCATGGTAATTCGCCAAGGAATGTTCCAACTCCTTGTCCAAACTCATAGAATGTGTCTGTCGTGAGAGAATCTTTTAATGCAGTACACAAGTGAGATATAAAATCTCCAAGAGCCTGTCCGTTCTCTTCCCAATTTGTATCTTTGATGAACTTAGCTATTCCATCTCTGATTTTCGTTGCAAGGTCATCCCAATTAAATGTTTCGGTAAATGACTTTAAGCTTTCAAATGCTCCATTCAGTAATCCAGAAAGTGCATCTGCAATTGTGTTCATGTCTATCTTTTTTATTGCACCATTTAAGGCTTTTCCAATAGCAGTGCCAAGCTTACCCCATCCAGTAATTCCAGCACCATCCTTTTTAGACATATCCTTTACAAATCCAGAAAGCATTTTCCAAGATGCCATAAAACTGTTTCCTATTAAGTTTCCAAGGCCTGTCCAGTCAATTTCATTTATAGCACCTTTTAAAAGTTGAGACAGTTTTGCCCCTATTCCGGAAAAATCTATTCCTCCCTCTCCGAGTAACAGGTTTAGGGTATTTACTGCCGTGTTAATTCCAGCTCCAAGCATTCTTCCCATTAAGTCGAAATCAATTCCGCTAACCATGGAATTAAATGCTGTTGTAAATGCATTTACAAATTCGGTTATTTTCGGGCCAACATTATTCCAACTAATAACTTCATATATTTTTTCCATTCCAACATTTATCATATCTGCAATAGTGGAGCCTAGTCCCTTCCAGTCTTTATTGATAAATGCTTTTCTGATTTTAGCAGCCCATTTATTAATTGGTGTTTCGTCAACAGTCAAAACTTCATCCAGTGAATCTTGTATTCCAGCAAAACTATCTGCCAAATCTCCAAGTCCAGAACCAAGACTTTTAGATGCAGTTCCAGAATTATCGGAATTATCGGTAAGCTGATTCAATTGGTCGAATGGCAATACGGAAAGTGCCTTTTTCAGCTTCTTTGCAGATGATGTAGCGTCATCAAGCCCAGAAGATGCGTCATCACCAGCTGTTTCTATACCACCTAAGTTAGATACAATATCGCTAACTCCACTCTGCGAACCTTTTAGTTTCTTTCCCATCAATACATACATGAAGTTACGGAACACATTCGCAGCTTGCATAAGCTTTGACATAAGCGCATTGAGAGCTTGAATAGCAGGAAGAATGCCAGCAATCAAACCTTGCCCGATTACTGCGGAAAGTGACTGGAAATTCAGAGTGAGTAAACGAACCTGGTTCGCCCAGGTGCCGCTTGTCCTAGCGAAATCCCCTTGCACATCGCCTGTAGCTGACATTAAATAGTTATATCGAAGAGCAACTTTTTCAGCTTGGGACATTGCATTATAAGATGTTGTAATTCCCCTTGAAAGAGCATAAGCCTCCATATTTGCAACGGATAAATTAATACCCAATTGTCTTAAAGGCTCAATTTCCCCGGAAATTCCAGAGCGTATTTTCTGAAAAGCAGTATCTGTATCAATGTTGTAAAATGATGCAATATCCCCGGCTAATCCAGCAAGAGAAATTGACATTTTAGAAGCTGCATCTTGCGCAACACCAGATGATTTCATCATTGCCATCATGGTCCCAGAATATTGCTTTGCCGCCAATTCTGATAATCCAAATTGTTCTTTTGCTGTGGATGCAAATTGATAAGCTTTATCAGACATGCTGCCAAACGCAACATCTACAACGTTTTCAACCTCTGTAATTTGAGAGCCTAAATCAACTGCGCTTCTTCCAAAGTCAACAAGACCTTGGATTGCCTTAAATCCAATTGCAGTTTTAAAGAGTGCGCTCAGATTAAAAGAAGCAGTTTTAATTCCAGAGCTACCATTTCCAAGGCGTTGAAACCATCCAATAATGCCTTTTACCCCGGTTCCAATTATAGAAGAAGTTTTACTAACAATATTACCAAGGCTAGATGTTGCAGATGATAATTTAGAAAACGCACTGGATATAGAATTTGTAGCGGAATTTACCTTTCCCCCTGCATTAGCCAACTTTGCCAGTGCTTCCGTCATGCGGATGGTGTTCTCACTGATTTTAGGTGCAGTTTTCATTACATCGAAGAAAGACAATACTTCCTTTGCTAGTGTTCCAAGCTGGCTTGACGTTTGTCCGATTCTATTTCCAGAACTTGCCAATTGTGCAATAGACTGAACTAACCTATTTACAGGTTCAGATATATCGCCAACGCTCGTAAAGCTCTCTACGATTGATTTAAGATTTCTTCCAAGCCCAGGCAATTCAGCTGATACATTCGCAATATATTCACCGGAATTGGCTAATCTAGCCATTGAATTGACAAAGCGATTAACACCGGAAGATACATCTGGAATCTCTGTCAAATTGCTTAATTTATGGATTATTTCTCCGAGTTTTCCTGTGTCAAAACTGCTTATATCAACCTGGCTAAGTCTATTGATTGAGTTAATAACCGCATTAAGGCCAGAACCTTTATAGTTTACGCCACCCATTGTCTTTATGGAATTTGAGAATTTTCCAATTCCAACAGCAATGCTTGTCATTTTCCCTATATCAAGTTCTTTTAATTTTCCAAGTTCCCTTACACAACTACGTAATCCGTTTGTATTTACTCCGCTTAATGCGGAATTAACTTCTGTGAGTTTATTTGAAAGATTAGTCAGCGCACGTACTGCTTTTTCTGTACTACTGCTAATTTGTATATCAAGGGTATCTATGGTATTGTCAGCCATTTTATTTGTCCCTCCTTTTTTACAAAAAAATAAAGGGCAGACAAGAGTGTTAATCCTGCCTGCCCTTTTTATGGTTAGCTTCAAAATTTGCCTGCATGATCTGCAGGCTTGCTAAAAGTGCTTCTCGTTGCTTCTTTTTTTCTTCTTCTGTTAAAATTTTTGATTGCTTTTTCTTTTCTTCTTCTGCTGATTCTAGTAGTGGTTTTTTGATATACTCCGCCTTGGATTTTTTACCCATCAAAGCATTTGCAACAGCCGTAAATGTAGCAGATGTTTCATAAATGCCCGCTTGCCAAAGCTCAGCGTCTTTTCTTTTTTGCCGTATCTTTTCAGCTTCGAGATAAGGCTTTAACTCTGTTGGGGTAGAATCCATAAATTCTTCTTTAGATACACCGATAGAGAGGTATAAAGGAAGAATCTCTTGGTAAACAACTTCTCGAAAAGTTAATTTTTCTTTTTGTGATCCTGTGGAAGCTTCGTTGCATTCTTCTCCACTGCCTGTGCTTCTGCTACTGCATTCAGCAGACCGGATAAAAAACCATTTTTCTCCAATTCTTTGTCGAGAAGTTGGTATAAATCAAATCCGCTTTTCGGATTTTCCTCAGTCCCTTCATCTTCGTAATCATCCAAAAGGTCACAGACTTTATTAAGAACAGCTTCTTTTTCAGAATCACTTTCATACCCAAACTCTTCCTTGTGTTTCTTTTGAAGTCCGGCAAGAAGCAGTTCCGGGAGAAGAGAAATCATCTTCTGAAGGCTTCTCTCTTTTCCATCTGTAATCCCCTGTACCTTGTCCAGCACATCTGTTTTTGTAAGAAGTCCATATCCAAATACAACCTTATACTCTTTTCCATGTACATTGAAAGTTACCATTTTGTAATCCTCCCATTATTTTTTATAATTCTGATGTAGTTACAACCTTTGTATCGAGTCCTTTGTAATCATTTATAATTAATGATATCGGGATGGTCGCAGCTTCATTTTGACCGATTTCTGGAAGAGGAATTGCTCGTCCTGTTTCGGCAACAATAAAAAATGCTTTTTCGAGATCTGGGAACGCAACTTCGAACCAGGTTGAAAGACCTTTAGCTTTTGCGTCTTTAGAGTCTTTAAAAAGTTTTTCGATTGCAGTTATAACGTCAGCATTCATGTTAAAAGTAACTTCCCATGCGCCTCCAGTATCCTGTCTTCCTGCCGCATATTGTGTGAAGTAATCTTCCAATGCGGAAACATCAATCTGTTCAGTATCAAGACTTATTCCACCGATTGCGCTACATCTTTTTATTTGAGTAAATGCAGTTGGCTTTGTTCCACTCACTGTTTCTACAGCATAATGGAAAGTTACGCCAAGTGTTGTTAAATCTGTCATTTTAATAGGCCCCTTTCTTTAATTTAAGCTTTATGCACGTAACCCTGTGCCGGGAGATAGCGGATCACCGCCTTTCTACTCTTCTTTTCCAGCTTGCTTAATAAGTTGATTTACATAATTACTTAATCCGGCAACGATAATGCCTTGTGTAATTGCGGTAAACAATGCCATTGCAACTTCCTGTGAACCGGAAACTGTAGATGTTGCAAAAACATAAAGACCGCAAATTAACACGCCGAGAACCCCTAAAATCATCGGAATAAATTTGTCAGAAATATTTTCTGATTTTTTAATCATTGCCCCGATGAAATAAAGAACTACAACGACAACAAGTAATTCCGGCTTTACATAGCTTAAAATCTGATCCATAATCTCACCTCGCTTTCGTTTTAGGCATAAAAAAAGAACGTCTATGCGTTCATTTGGTTTAAAGTAATTTTCCTGTATATATTCGGCTGTATCGACTCACAAGCTTTTTGATTCCACTGTCACCAAAAAACATAGGCTCCGGTCCATATGTACGGAGGAATCCCATGCTCACCAAGGCTTTGTGACTTATCTTGTCCAATTCATACAATCTGGTTAGTGCTTTACTACCAGATGTGAAGCAATTTACTTGAAATGATGGTATTGTTGCACATTCATCTCCTTCAAGGTCACCTCTCGTAATTGGATTTCCAAGCATATAAAGCTGTGCATATGCCTTTTTGCCAGAAGCATTTGTTTCGCTTCCGTCCATGGAATAATTGTCTGCGCCGGTAATCTTAGAAACAGCCGCTCCCCACCTTGAAAAAACTTCCAATACAGGAGATTCTATTGTGTCTGGCATATCTGTCACCTCACAATAAAAAATGCGCCCACTTTTAGAGTGAACGCATTGCATATCATGCTACAATTTAACACTGTAATGATAACATAATTGGTTGGTATCATTCAGTATATTATGGTATCTTCTTTAGGAAGAGAACACCTCTTTGGCAATTTTGCGGATATTCTGAATGATTTCTACACTGGCTTTATACATTGGCATTGTAGCTTCTGTACCGTAAGAACGTACCCATTCGCCAGAATCAGAAACATATACCCAGGAATCGTTTTTTCCTTTGCCTTGTCCGTAAGAACCGATTGTATAACCAAATTCTTCTCCTTTTGGATGTGGGCTAGAACCGGCTGCACCATTGTGGTAAATACCAGCGCCGAATTCAATGAACAAAATGCTTTTGCCTTCGCATATTAAGTGGGCTTCTGCATAGTCCCTAAAACTGTTAATTTTGATATAAGTATTATGGTTCTTATCGGAATCTCCTTGTGCTGCTAAAATATTTTGATTAATGACTGGAATTCCTAATTCACATAATCTTTTTATGAAAATTTCATTTTTGTCCCTTAAAGATTTTTGATATTTTTTTATTTCATCAATAGCATTCCGGATTGATTTCTGTGATAAGGTACACTTTATTTTCTTACCCATCTTCGTTTCCCCTCTTAGAAATTCCATATCTGGCAATATTGCCTTTTTGTGTGTCTAAAATCTTCTTTAGTACATAATCTGGCAATACTGTGGGTTCTCCATCTTTGTTCAAAATAAGGCTTCCATCCTCGCTTATTTGTGGGATTCTGTCTATCCAAAATATATCTGCTTCCTGTGGATGGAAATTTCGATTAAAGCTTGTAATGTATCTGTCATAATCTGGCACTATTCCGGCTGCAATTTCTTCTGGTGTTCCGGCTGTAGATGATACAGAAAAAGAGTATAGAACTGGTTTCTCATAAACTTTAATACGGTCTAATCCTTCTGTTTTTTCTGTTATTCGTGACCAATATACTTTTTGTTTTTGACGGACTAATCCTCTCATGCAGTCATCCTTTCCATTCCAACAGGCGAAACGTATGTAAATTTGTTTCCCAAAATATCTCTGGCCGTGCCAATCGCGAAATGGCTGTAGTCTGCCAGAATATTGCATACAAATTCCTCTGCGTCCACCCAATATCGTTTCTCAATCATACGGTGAAGCTCTGGCAGTAGACCATAGCTGAACATCACGCAATGCCCTAATTCGTGGATAAATACACGGTTCAGAAGTTCTCCATGCAAGTTGCTTGCAATTGAAATTGTCATTGTAGAGTAATCAGATACAGCAAGTGTCCTTTGCCCTGTACGGTCAATCAAAACATTATCATTGGGAGAAACAAAGCGCACTCTCCATAAGTCCCCATTCATATAGAATTGTTTCAGCATGGTTTCTCACCATCCTTTCTACGAAAAAAGCCCCTGCCGCATTAATTTGCGACAAGGACTTAATTCATTTATTGCTCTAGTTCATCTGCTGTACAAGTCTGGTCAGGTCAGTTTTCATTGACTGTCTGAGCGTTGCATCTGCATCAGACCACATTTCCGTGAGATTACGGATAATATCAGATGTGTACTCCTTCATGGAATCATCCATTTTTCTTTTGGATTCCGTGTCTTTGGAATCATGATAATGCCTACGATTCTCATCGTATCTATCATAGGATTCGCCATATCTGGACTTCTTCCAATTCATATTCATACCATCATTTTCCATATCACTACGATCTGGATGATATCCCATGCGGTACATATTACGTTCAAACTCTGGATTGTTTAAATACTCGTCCATCCAGTCATCGTCTTCCATGTACAGATATGGCCTATAACCTTTTCTGGTTCCCCTACCTTTTGGAGCGAAACGCCCATTTGAATAGCGGTAACGGTCATATCCCATGCGTCCAAGATACTTTTCTTCCTGTTCGCATTCATCCATAGCTTCCACAATGCGATAATCTTTATCAGCGCAAATCGCACATTTTACTGCTTCCATGCAGTCTTTCAGATCGTCCCAATCTTGAGCACTGAGATTATCAAAGCCATGTGTTTTGGCTTTTTCCATAGCCCATTTTCCCATTTCCATTGCAACTTTATGCATTACAGTGCCCCCTTTCTAACAGCCTGCGTAACAGGTGCTTCTGTCGTTGGGGCTGTACCATTAATTGCTTTCAAATTGTTGCTCGGACTACAAGCCGGATTTCCTAACATCTTGAATACTCCGCCAGTTGCACTTGTAGCTACTCTGGTTGCGTACTTCGTTCTGGTTCTTATTCCACAAGCCGTAATCTGTGCACAGCAACGATTTTCTAGCGGATACAAAGTTGTTCCTGTTCCTATCTGAATCATTACCGGAGCAGTAATTGTAGTGGCTTCTGGTATACTTTGTGCAACAACAATACAATATTTCTCTCCATTGTTGTAACTGCCTGCTGGGAGTGTGATTACAAGATTACCTCCTGTAAACGCAACAGCTTGGCTTATTACAAGACGGTTGCAGAGCTTACAAACATTTTTACAACTCATATTTCTACCTCTCAATCAAAATAAGAGGTGAGCCGCAACCCACCTCTTAGAATTTAGTCAACCTCTAAGGGTGAGTTACTTAGCAACAACCGTTACCATATGTATTACATCCTGCGTATGCATATGGAGCTGGAACCTGGAATGTAGGAATCGGAGCCGGGTTGATTGCATTGATTAATCTCTGAGCCTGTGCGTACATCTCTGTTGTAAGCAATGCAGACTGGCGATCCTGGGATGCAGCACGTTTCAGATCAGAGTTCTCTGCCTGTAATGTTGCAATCTTATCGTTAGTCAGGAAGTCAAGGATTGCTCTTGTGTTGCTGTTCTGGTTTTCCAGAAGATCTCTGGTGTTGTTGTTCATTGTGTTCTGGAGAGCACAAGTGTTAGTGGCAAGGTTATAATTGATGCCCTGGATTGCTTCTCTTGTTTCGCAGCAACAATTTGCTAACTGAGACTGTAATGCATTGGTATTCTGCATACCGGCTACAGTATCAGCATTGATTGCCTGCTGAACGCCGTTGAAGCCTTGAAGCATTCCGACATTCATACCATTAAAGCCACTCTGCATGGTATTGTTAAGAGAATATGTGCTGTCACAGATACCCTGCTGAATACCTCTGATACCATTTTGAATATCATTAAGGGCGAATTCCTCATTAATATCTGAACGGGTAGCCCATCCTTGGAAGCCGGCACCATTTGTACCATTGCCACCCCAGCCACCAAAGCCGCCGAAACCGCCCCAGCCAAAGATAAGCAATATTATAATCCACCATGCCCAGCCACCGCCAAAGCCATAGCCTTCATCTGCACGGTTATTAGAGCCGCTTAATACAGCGACATCGCTTGCTGATAATCCACCATTCATCATAGCGATTACCTCCTTATTGATTTTTGTAATTTATACAAAATCAAAAGACCGCGGCTCTTTTAATTATTGTAGCGAATTTATTTTATTCCAAACTGATTCTTAACCTGCGATAACATATCATCAGGATTAATCCCTTTTTCTTGGCAAAGATTTCTTGCAAGTTTTTCAATTCCTGCATTATCACCTTTTTCCATCATGTTAATTGCATTGTCAATTACAGGATTATTTCCAGACTGTTGTTTCATCATATTGATTATGGCTTGTTGAGGATTCCCTCCACCACGTATCATCTGCATAAGTTGCATTGGATTCATCATCTCTGTTTACCTCCATTCTGCTTGGGTTCCGGTGTTCCCGACATTTGTGTCGGAAACATACTCTTTATTTCGGAAATCTCAGAACAAACATCGTTTCGAAGCTGATTAAACATAGCTTCTATGTCAATCGGTTTTTCTTCTGCCTTTGGTTGCTGTTGTTCTTCCGGATTTATAAGTCGGTAAACAAAAATTCTACTTCTTCCATCTGCCTGTAATTGTTTTCTATATATTTCTGTTCCATCTGTTTTTGGATAATAAACAGGGTTTCCAGACATATCTACGTCTTTTGCCTTTACAGTATCAATGCCATCTACCATCTGCCCTTGTAACATGGGAATTTGTGGTACTTGTGGCATTGGTTGTTGAATTTGTGCCTGTCCGTATGGCATTGCCTGCTGATAACTATTCTGCAATTGTGCTAATCTATCTTGATACGGCTGTATTTGTTGAAATGGTTGCGCAAAATACGGATTACCATACTGCATATCTCAAACCTCCCTTGTTTTTATAACTATATTTTACAATAATAAGAGGTTGATTAACACGCCACGATAACGCCATAAATACGCCACGTTTTATGAATACAAAGAAAAGCCCCGACAATACATCGGGGCGACTTTCATAATTTTCTTCTTTAATTTTCTGTTTATGCGGTCTACTGTTCTTGTGCTGTAGCCCATGATTTCTGAAGCTTCTGCAAGTGTTTTTTCTTCGTAAACACGCAATCTGAATAACTCTTTTTCTCTGGAATCAAATCCAGCTTCACGCAAATAGAAGATTCTTTCATCTTCTGAAAAGTCTTTATAATCATCCATTCCACTGTCCTCCCTGTAGTGGAATCAATATTTACACCGGGAAAATGCCTTTTAGGGCAAAGCCTAAAACAATACCAATTATGCCAGTTATGACATAAGCAATTATTTTGTCCTGTAACTTTCCTGGCTTTTCCATGAGTGATTTTAAATTGTCGTTCATTTCGTCAACTGTATCCTTAATGTGTCCCAGGTCATTGTTGTATAAAGCAATTTTCTGTTCCAGCGCATTGATACGTTCAAAAAAAACTCCATCCCTTTTGGAATGCTTTTCTTTCATCTCATGGACGGCACTTTCCAATTCTTTTAAGCGGTGTTCGTTGATACACTCGTGTTCACATCCCATCGCTATTCCTTTCCATCACTCCCATTTTTTTAAGATATTGCTTCTACCCACCTAACTTGAAGCACCCCTGCGATACGTGGGAGGATTGACGTATCACGCACACACCATCTTAGAATCCGATAAATGGAAAAACACCATGATTTACATAGATTTCAGTTTCAGAATTCCAACTTCTATTTACGGAAGATTCGGAATGTGATCCTTGGAATTCAGCTCCCTGTTTCACCAGGAAGAAAAGAGCCAAATCAAATATGCAATCATAGCAGTTTTCCATATCGGAATTTATTTTCTCATCACTGTAAGATGAAGGATAATTCCTTTTCTTCTTAAATGAACGAATAGCCCTATTTACTGAAAGAATCACCCTCGCAGTTTCTACATCATCTTCAAGATAATTTGTCAAATCTTCTATAAGCTGTTCGTCCATTTAATCACCTACCTTTGCCGAGATAAAATCTCTGATATTATTCCAGCCTTATTCGTTGCTGTCAGGGCATAGCCGTTGTCACTTGCAAGTTGTCTTAACTGAGATACAGTCATATTAGACAACTCGCTTTCTGTATACTTGTGCGTTGATGTATCATTCACACTTGCTACAGATGGTGACTGGCTGTTTTCATCGAGACTATGCCCGGTTATTCCCCCGCTTTGGTACCGATCACGATACCACCGTTTGCTTTTGGTACAACAGGGACGAACATACCGGATGCTTTTGTCCATACTGCAACTGGGTCTGGTGTAGCCCACATGGAAAGAGTAACAAAGGAACGATTCTCTTCCTGTATAAACTGTCTGTATTCAAGCTCTTCTGGTGTCACACCCCAGAGGCCAACACCGAAAGAACCGTTAGCATCTGCTTCATACAGAGTAAATACATCCTCTTTAAGGTATCTGGCTGTTTTCAGGGTTCCATCTGCTTTTCTGAAATTAAAGTTCTCATCACAACGATCAATTGTGATTCCATATTCCTGCATAAGCAGATTTACAAGTTCCTGCTTTGTGAGAAGCCTTTTATTTGTAGCACCCAGAACAGCTGTCTGCATTGCAGTGTTGTTCCGCATGTAGTTAATCATTTTAAGAGAAGTAACAGCTTTGTTTACTACATAGCCATTGCCTTCTGCTACAGCTACCATTTTCTGGATATCGCCCATGATATCTGCATCTGGCTTAGACCAATCAGTAAGCGTTACTTTTGCACTTGCTGGAACGCCATAGTCAATTCCCATGTCAACATGGTTCTCTTTGATTGTTACAGCACCAGTGGAAAGGAACTGTCCTTTCATAACATTTGCTCTTGTAACAACGCCCTCGAACAGTCTGGCTGCATCATCAAATACAAAGTTTTTCAGCGCTTCATTATCCGGCACACCATTTTCAATTGCCTGCCGTAAGTTTTCGGACTGATTGATTTTTCTCTTAATGAAGAGTTTTTCAGTCAGGACTTTTTCAAATCCAGGTCTTGTGCCGATTTCTGCTTCGCTATCAAGAGCGTGGACGAATGCAACTTCCGGGAGATTCTGTCCAGCCATAAGTCTGTAATACTCTGCTTTCAGATACTGGGTTTTTGTATCTGGGAAAATGGTGTCAAGAATACCTGGTCTTTTAACGCTGAAATTCTGAGAAAAGTTAAGTCTTTCTTCTTGGGTAATTGATTCCAAAATATTAAATGGCATTTGTCATACCTCCTTAAAATACTGGGTCTTCTGTGACTACAAAAACAATTCCGGATTTTTCAAGCTCTGTTTTTGCAGTAGTGTCAACTGTTACTGGAAGTCTTTTTTCGAGAACACGGCCTGCGACGATCACGGAAATTGGCCTCTTTGTATCATCTGTCATATCAACATCTTCAAATACAATGCCGATTGCGCCTGTTGCATTTGTTGGATATACGGAACCTGCTTTAATAATTTTCTTAGTTCCAACTGTTTCAGCATTTGTTTGATCTGCTGTGTAGGTTTTAAGTACAAGTCCGACCTCGGATTCAAGAATATTTGGAGTGGACTCATACTGCTCTGTTTTCATAAAAGCCATTTTTATATCTCCTTTACTTAAATATTTACAGGGGCGTTACCGTCCACTGATTTAGTTTCCTGGTTCTTTTTTGCTGAGTAAGCTTTTGCAAATTCAGCAGCATCACTTTTTACTGTAGGTTTGCCGCCGCTACCGCCTCCTGGATTAGGAGTATTTTCCAATGCTTCTTTCTCCCAAGCTGCTTTTGCAGTATCAAGTGCTGTTTTATTTGCTTCGGAAACTCCCTTAACAAAAGTTTCGACTTCTTTCATTGCATCTTCTGGTTTCTCATACAATGCAGATGCGTATGCTTTAATAGCACTCGCGTATGTTTCGGTTGAAAGTCCTGCATTTGCGAACATAGAAGTAATTTCACTGGTAAGGGCTTTTTTGTTGGATTCTGCAAGCGCAGCTTTCAAATCAGCTAACTCCTTATCCACTGCTTCCTTTTCTTTCTTGCGTTCAGCTTCTAGCCGTTCTGCTTCGGTCATGTTCTGCTTTTTCAACTCTTCCAACTCTTTTTCCAGGGAATCTGCTTTTTCAGCTTTTTCCTTCAGAGAAACATTTTTGTCTTTCTCTTTCTTAGTTTCAGCAGAAATAGAATCAAGAAGCTTAGAAACCTGTTCCTCGGAAGGTTCTGCAACTCCCATACCGATAAGTGCCTGTTTTGCCTGTTCTCTTGTCATTGAAATCTCCTTTCTTCCAGTCCAATACGCTTTTTCAACACGGTTCGCTCCGCACATGGTCTGTACCCGATTTACGCTCACGGGCTGTTGCAATTTATTTGATTTTGGGTATTAAAAAAGAAGCCTTAGATTTCTCTAAAACTCCTTAAATAATCGAAATTTGGTTCATTCTTCGTTAGATGGAGAATTTGCCATTGGTTCTGTTTTGGACGGATTTTGAAACTTTCCGTCAAGTAATTGCTGTGCTTTCTGCATTTCCGCTTCCGGGTCTGCCAGTTCCGGGTAAATAGTTCCCAGATACGGTAAACTCATTTCGTAGACTTTCTGCGGATCACTAAATAAACCGCAAGTAATCAGTGCAATAAGCGGATGAATTTTATTTTTAAACAGATAATCGAGTGCCTGTGCTTTTACAAGCATATTGTCTGTTGGGTTTCTGGTTATCTTTACATCAAAATCTCTGGTTGAGATATTAACATCATTTGATGTACCACGGATAATATTCAGAATAATTCTAGCAGATTCCTTTTCAGCTTCCTTGGTGAATGCTTCTACCAATTTTGCATCTCTTTCTGCGAAGTCCCATCCATTACGAAGGTATACAGCATTTCCTGTATCACCTCCGCTATTGCTTTGGCGGTTTGGCATTGCTTCCACAATCAGCATGTTATTGTAGATATCATCCTTTGCAACCTGGCTCTCTGATTGATTCAATTCAGCGGTCATCAGTTCAACATCTGACTGACAGCCATTTCCAGTATCTTTTACAGAGATGGCACCAAGTTTTACCATTTTCAAAAACTCGTTTTCATCTACCTCGCAGTTCTTGAACTTCATAAAGGCTTGCACAAACTGTTCAACGCCATTTAATCTATCAGACTGGTATTTGTTAATTGCATCAAATAAGGTGATTGCAATTTCAACATCTGAAAGCCTGTCATGATTATTCGGGCATTCAACAATAGGAATTCCTCCAAAACCGTTGATGCCATATTCGGTTACTTTTCCATTCGTGATTTTGAAAAACTGTTTCTTTGAATAACATAAGTAGTATTGTTGCTCATCTTCATCCTTCAAAATCTGAACGGACAGCATTGGTTTTCCGTTCCTCTGCGAATATACAATGTAACAATCACCAGGATACGGAATAAAGATTCTAAACGGCGGTAAATCTCCGTTTTCTGTCCAGTCCTCTTCTTTCAGAATAGCCTTATAAGAAGTTCCTGTTGCACTTTGGTATATTGCTCTCTGGATGTTTCTTGCATCTGCATTGGCTTCATCCAGATAATCATTCAGCAAATCAACTTGCTCATTTATTTTTTTGTCTGCATTTTTCTTTTTACATACATATTGGATTGGTTCCCCGCAAATCTGTCCAGCTTTAAATTTTACAGTTTCAAATGCGTGATTTTCAACCACTCTGTTATTAACTTCTGGACGTACTATTTTATTTCGATACAATATCGGCTGATCACCTTTCATGTACCGATACAAGTAATCAATCAATGTTCGATTTCTATTATGTATGCCAATTGTATCTGATACTACTTTTACTACATTTTGTGGAGTGATTCGGTCAACGCCTGTGTAGGCTACTTTTCGCCCGAAATCACCTCGGCATAAATCTACAAAATTCATTGTATTTCTCACGAGCCGAACCATCCTTTCTGCAAAATAAAAAGCACTGGATGTTTTAATCCAATGCTCTACTTTATATTCTACACATATTAAAAGTATTTTTCAGTATACTTCGGTATCATCTTTCGAAACCTTTTATCTTTTTTATTTCTGCTATGGCTTTTAAATGCTTTTTTTTAATGTGAATCTCTGAATAACCCATCTCATCTGCAATGCGAACCAAAGATTTGTACTCAACATAGTGCTTAAATAATATGTCATATAGTAATGGATCTTCAACCTGTTCTATGGTTCGGACTATTTCTTGTCTTTTTTGTAAAAATTCAGATATCATTTCTGAAATCTCTTCTCGCAGATCAAATATCTTCGCAATCATATCTCCCATCGGATCACGTTTTACAGAAGTTTGTACCTTTTCTCCAACAGGAATTGCAGATACACTTGTGGAAAGAGAACTGAGCTGTTCTTCTTCGATAAGCTTATTTTTGATTCTGTTATCATAATTTTCAATCTGGCGTAAATATTGAGCTGTAGTCATCATACTCTATCTCCTTCCCCACATAAAATTTTTGGTTGCTTTTACTTCTGCAAATCTTTTGCCGGCAAGCGTTATTGCAAGCTGCGTAACTCCATCGGCAGCGTCATCATGTTCATTATCACCAATATAGACGAATGTAGTTAATTCATCCATAGCCTTTTGATACTGTTTATCTTGATATTTCGGAGCCAAAAATATAAAATTTTGCTTAACATCCCCGGAATATTGATTTATTTTTTCTTTTTTTGCTTGTTTTGAAGGTGCTTTTGTACTTGTCGTGCTGCAAGCGTATTTATGTTCTTTCAAGCGTTCATTTACATAATAGGCATACATATCTCCACCATTATTTGCTTCAAAATTGATAGATTGAATATTATTTCCCATGATTCTTCCAACAACTAATGGCAATGTTCCTTCTTTTGGCGCTGTGCTAAAAATCCAGTCATATATATACACATCTCCATTTTCGTATTCTGCACCCACTGGCATTGATAAGCTATCGCCACCACCCCACGCAACATCGCAAGCAGAAACATTTTTAACAAATCCACCTTCTGGGAGAACGCCGTTATAATATCTCAATTCGTCAGCTGCAAACACAATTCCTTCACGCAAGAAGGGCTTTTGCTGATATTTGGCTTCCCATTCGTTAGCGTCTAACCTAGCTTTCATATCAACATAATATTTTGTTGAAAATCCAACGCCATACTCATAATCGAAATTGGATTCACCATCATCGTTCAAAGCTGGAATTTTTCTAAACCGATACATTGGATTATCCCGATTTAGCTTCTCTATTTTTCCAAGAGGGTCATATAAATTCCATCTGGTTCCAACCATAAGTTCTCTTGCACCATCAATCTTACGGTCAACCATCTTGTTTAGATATTCTTGATATGTGTTTTCTAATCGGGTAGGACTTAATGAATGTTGCCTATCTCTTACAAGGTCATCCACGTACAAATACCCATCGGAAGAAATGTCAACGGCACCTGTCCAAGTACCTTCAATACCACGGCAAGTCATTGTTGCAAATCGGTCTGGCTTGTCCAGGTTTATTTCAAAATCATCAGCACTCTGTTTTTGAAGTTTCGACTGTGGAAAAATTTCACTATAGTTGTATTCCTGTGTATTAATGAGATTAAGAAGTTCTCCGTAAAATCCTTTTGCCAGTTTTCCAGAATGACCACCCATGGCACTATGGCTATTTGGTCTTTTACCCATTATCCATGACATAAAGAAAATACACATAGTGGATTTTCCAACACGGCTCGGAAGCGATAAACCGTAAAACTCTATCTTTCTTTCTTCCAAATCTTGTAGGTCTTGGGCTACCACATGTAGTGTTTTTCTTCGTGGAATATAAAATTTCTTGCTGTCTGGTCTATTTTTTTCCATATAAAGCAAGTAACTTTCAAATAAATGTGGTGCTTCCAACAACAAATACTGCCAGTAGATATCATCAAAATCACCACTGCCAGTTAATGCAGCACACTTCTCTGCTATGTTATGTGAGTATTGACTTACTTTCATAGCCATTTTCCGTGCTTCTTGGTTCTTTCTGAAAGGAAGGTCAATATTCATATTTAAGAGCAAATCAAGGCAATCTTTTTGATTCTGATAGATTGTCATGTCACTACTGATAATCTGATTCAGTACTGCCCGATACCATTCAAGCGAACCTTCTGTAATTTTTCCCATAAAAATAGAGCCAGACCTCCTTTCTTTTTAGGATTTAGTCTGGCTCTCATGTGGCTCTCTTGACTGGTTTACTTATTATTTAACATTCTCATCAGCTGTCATGTCTCTTGTATCTACGATGGTAGAAGTGTTACCTCCTTGAATCTTTGGTACTTCACCATTCCATTTATCAATCTTCTGTTTTTCAATCAGTTCGGGAGTAAGAGATTCTGCGATTTTTCTATTTGCTTCTGCTTCAGCTTCTGCTTTAATCTTAATTGCTTCTGCTTTTCCTTCTGCATCAATCTTTGCCTGTTCCGCTTGGATAGATGCTTTTTCTTTTTCCTGTTCAGCAGCAATCAGTGCAACTTCTTTATCTTTATCAGCTTGTACTTTGGCTGTTTTAGCTTCAATGTTAGCAAGTTCTAATTCTTGCTGTGCATTTACCTTCTTCTGAATTGCAGCCTGTGTTTCATCATCGGTGGAAATAGAAGTAAAGTTTACTGTATCAATAATAATTCCGTATGGCTCAAACTTCTGTTTAAGATATTCGTCAAGTGCTTCATTCAGTTCCTGGCGTTTATCACCGAAAACATCTGTTACTGGATACTTCGCAGTTACTTCCTGCGTCCATGCTTTCATCTTAGGCTTAATAAAAGTATTTTTCACAGATTCCCCGGATTGACCTTTGAACTGAGTAAATACATCAGTTACTCTGCTCTGATCGAATTTATAAGAAAATTCAAGGTCAACTTGAAGCGATTTACCATCTGCTGTTGGTGTCTTGAAGCTTTCATCTTTTGGAGAATCGCCCTTATCCTCAGATGTAAGATAAGACTGCTCGATTCCAACGGAATACAGTGAAGTTTTTACTGTTGGTGAAATCACATGCCATCCCTGTGTAAGTACATTCTTAGAGATTCCTCCGTTCATTTTGTACTCTACCGCAATGTAACCAGCCGGAACTCTCACACTGCACTTTGCAACACATATAAGTCCTGCAATGATTACAACAGCTAATCCAATTCCACCTAAAAGTCCTTTTTTCATTTATTATCCTCCTCTTTTTGACTTTCGTCTTTATTTAACTCATCAATAGCATTTCTGCCAATGTGGTTCAATAATTTACCTAGTGGTTGAAATAATTTGTAAAGCAGGAACCATACTACTGCCGCTCCACATATCACTAGAAATATAAATACTGGATTCATTCAATCACCTAACTTTCTACAAATTTCAATAAAATCTGGCTTGCTAAGTTCTTTCAACTTATCAGCATACTTCGGGAATTCATGTGTATATATCGGATGACCTAAAAGTTTTTCTGCGTATTCGTATGCAAGTCTTCGGTCATCCCCTGTAAGCATACAAATTCCTGTGTAGGTTTCAACTACTACCGCTTCTTGTTTTGTCATACATATCCTTTCTTGATAAAATCATCTTTTTAATTCCGTAAAAATATTTTCAATTACTTTCCATTCTGCGAATACTGCCATAAACAGTAATGGTACTGCAGAAAATCCCCAATGATTTTCAATCATCATTTGAATTGTGGCTATCAAATAATCTGCTACCCATTTGGATATTATGAAATTCGCAATTATCCAACATATTTTTCTTGCCTTCTTCACTCAATAGACCTCCATTTATTTCCACGGTATATTATCATTTTCGTGTTCCAAAAAGAAATCAACCTTGTCAACATATCCTTTAGCTATCAGTTTTTTTACACAATCATCAACTCTTACAGGAGATGTATACCTTGTAAATTCATTTGAATATACAGTCTTGGCTGTAATATTTCCGCATATTTTGCATTTTTTTACAATATAAGCATTTATATAAGTACCATTTCCGTAATCTATTCTGTCATAGCATTTCCCAATTTCCTCATATAGGTGGGAACATTTTTCTTTAAACCAATTCATACATTCACCTCACTGGAATCCCTAATTGTTTGTAGGTAAATACGGCAGTGTACTTCTTCCCGCATTTGTAACAAGTTTCTGTAATGGTGCAAGTCTTTTCTTTATCATTGCATTTCGATTCTGTATCCGAACTTTTGAACTTGCATCCACCTGTCAAAATACATTTAATCCGTTTTGTGTTCATACATTCACCTCAAACTCTTTCTTGCAATTACTACCCTTACATTTCAGTTTCAAGTGCTGAATCTTCGTGTTTGGGCTAATCAGAAGCGCTTTCTTCTGGCAAAAAGGACAACAAGCGTATTTCGTTCCATTGATATTCCGTATTAATGCCTGTCCATTCCACGGTTCTGGTGGATTCATGTATTTAGAAAAATCTATTCCTTCGGATTCTAATGCTGATTTAATGCTCATTAAAAATCTCCTTAAATTTCTTCCTATTAAAACCATTGTATTGGTTTCCCCAATACGGATATTGCTCTAAGCATTTTCTCATATAATCGCATGGATGTGCTTTTGCAAAGTCAACAATTTCTTTGGCAGGTGCCTGCTGTACTTGTGTTCTCCATTCTGGACAACCTTTTGTTTTTTCTTGATCCATTAATTTTCCTCCGTTTCGGAATGCCATGCATTTTTCGGAAATTATTCTGGTTTATTCGATTTGGGGCAACTAGTGTCCAAAATAGTTCATTACTTAATTTAAATTCAAGTTCAATACTTAACGGCTTTCCTATGCTACAAAGTGTGCCATCCTCATTTTTGTGAAGAATACCACCTTCGATAACAGCACCATCCGAAATTGAAATCTCTGGTATTGTTTCAATAACTTTTCCATTACATGTAAAGAAATGCTTTAATTCTTCCTTTTCACCCATATCAGCACATCCCTTTGTTTTTCCTTAAATTAGCGTATCGGTCAACCAATGTGTCAACAGTAACAGTTAACTCGTTGATTCTAATACAGTCATCCTGGTGTCGTTGTTCATACCATTCTATAGATGGATGACCAGTATCTACATTTTCAATTCCATCAATCGGAATCTTCCAGTTATCATTTTCAAGAAGCTTTTGGTTAAGTGTCTCCGATAAAGCTTTATAGTCCAGGATTATATGCTGTTTTTTCTCGCATTCATCAGCCAAACGAACAACTTCATTTTTCAACTGTTCTTCTGTCCAGTTTGCCATATCCTCAAATTTCATATTTACCACCTCTGTCTTCGAAAATTGTCTCTTCCAAGCATAAATTTTTCGGCTGAAAAATTATCCTCTACATCAATATGTGCTTCACGGTCTTGCACATCATATCCGTTTGAAGTTAATTCAAGTTTTGCAGTATATTCAGCGCCGCAATTGGTGCATTGCCATGTCACATTTAAAAAGAGTCCTTTTTCTATAAAAGGGTTTGTGAAATCGGCATTTTCACATTTCAATATTCCACCGCAAACAGGGCAATTGCGTTTATCAAGTAAATTTAGCATTCAAATTCCCTCCTCTCCCTGTGCTTCATCTGACAGGCAATCATTTTAGCTATGTTTTCACGTTCCTGTTTTATTCCATGCCCCTGGCGGAACAGCTCGCATTCAAGGATATTTCCGCATTTGGAGCATTCGTCTTTGATTTCTTTGCCGAATACTTTCATTCCACATCTCCGTATACCAGCAGTTTAATAAGCTGCTCTTCTGTAATTTCCTTTGCATTGATTCCAAGCCATAAATTTTTATATTGCAAAGAATTATATAGTTTATTAATTCTACTTACCCGCATTTCAAACGGTTTGTCACTTTGTAAGAAATAACTAGCTGCGCCACGAAGTGTTTTTGTTCTATGAGGTGAATTAATAATGAAAATCTCTACGGTACATGTTTCTGTTTCCAAAATAAACGTTTTCCTATTGAACCGCACTATTGATGTTTCGTTATGTATTTTATTAAATAATTTTATCAAAAAATAATCTGCATCTTTATAATCAACCGCCAAGTACAACGCTGATATTTTACTCATACACCCTCCCAGTATTTACAACAATCGTCCAGACATCTAAAGTCTGCACAATGTTCACTGTCACCATTGAAGCAAACCCATGTGAATCCATCGTGCTTTCTGCAATCCTTACAACATTTTTCTTTCATAAACTACCTCGATTTAGAAAAATCCAGTGTGCCGACTTGAACGGCATAAATCTCCCAACGAGAAACACTGGAACTTTAAGGGGGAAATGCAACTTCTGGCAATGGCAATTTGCCAGATAGAAACAACAGGAATCGAACCTGTGTCGCATGATATTCAATATCATTGCTCTACCACTGAGCTATGTTTCTTATTACCGCCTGTCACGGACAGTTCTTTTCAAAGGAACTGGGATGGTTTTCACTTTTGTTTCATTCGACAGTAATACAATCGTATCTCTCTGAATTGATTGTGTTTTCCATAGCTTCAATCGAATTGTATCCAAGATTCTGTAAGATTTGTTTGAAAACTGTTACAGATTGACCGCTTGCAAGTTGCACACCTTTTCTTGTAGCATCTGCATGGAATACGTCATGTCTGCTGTTTACATTCCAGAAGATAACGTTTGGAATAACGTATCCGGATTTATGGAACTTGTTTGCCATCTTATCATAAAACGACCAATTGCGATTTCCACAATAATCAATTTCCATATCAGAAATTACGACAATAGCTTTTGGCATTTCTTCCTGTGAAATATTATTTTTTTCTGCGATATCAAGCACCTTTTCAAATGCAGCTTTAAGGTCTGTACTATTACCCCAATCAGCTCTTCTAGCATTATTGATTTTCTGTGAAAGAGTTTCACCCTTTAAAACAACTGTTTCTGGATTGCTGGAAAATGTCATAAACAAATTGTGGTATGCTCCAACATTTCTTTCGGCAAAGTATATTGCCAGACCTATTGCAGTGGCTAGCGGTCTGCCGCCATTCCAAGACATTGAACCACACACATCAGCCATAATCAAAGCATTTGTTCCCTGTTCTATGTAATTTGGGAGTGCCTTCCACTGTGCTTCTAAAACTTTATTATTTTCTCTTCCGTAAAGAATTTTCTCTACAATATCGTATGGATACAAAGTTGAAGCGTTGATTTTAACTTCTCCTTTATCAGCCTTATTAATAAAATCATTAAATCCATCTGGATCATGTTTTGCAAAAGCTCTGCGATAAATCATCATTGCACGGCTCGGAACTTCTGGATATTTAATCTCATTCCATTTACCGGCAGACATAAGGCTTTCAACAACACCAATCTGTTTTCTCATGCTACGAACAATCCTCTTGAAGTTGTAGACCGGATAACCCAACTTCTGTGCAGTCAAGATTCCTAACTTCCTAGTTTCTCTGCTACTTGCATCAGCAGTCTTAATCCATTTAGCAAGTAAAGAAATCGCTTTTCCCTCATTGAGATTTTTCAAATCTTCCTCAAATTGTTTCTTCATGGATTTCCACATTTCATCTTCCAGCGGTGTTTCAATCAGTTCATAGAGATCGTCATATCTTCCGAATACTCCAATCAAATCAAGGTTCGGTCTGAGTGCTTCTGGATGATGCTCTGCCATATAGCGGATAATGGTTCGGAAAGTTTTTCTTTCTCCTAATCCCTCTCGAATATCTCTTGCGTAAAAAGCAATCTTCGTAGCAAAGAGTTTATCCTGTGCATACGCTTCTGAGAACAATGTAGTGATTCTATTCTCATCGGCATCTCTTAATGCACCAATAGTTCCGAATAGATCAAGTCTTGCATCACTTGTGGTATTCAGTGCGACTGCGCCATTTTCAGTTCTTGTAAACTTGTTTTCTTCTTTCATTGCATTTGCAAAATCCATGTTTTTCTCCTTTCAGGACACGATAAAATAATTTATAGGTTATTCGACTGAGACTTTATTTAAGAATAAGTTGCTGTAAGTGTCCCATAATTTTTTCATGATGCTTTTGGTTTTCATAATTAGCAGTTATGTCCAAATGATTGCTGTAAGCACCACATAAGTGGCAAGGGGTGGACTCGAACCACCAACACGTACCTTGTAATGGAAAGAACGATTGCTGTAGGAGCCACGAACATGACTTACATTCTTTTACTGCTCTACCAATTGAGCTACCTTGCCAGAATAGCAGGAGGCGGATTCGAACCGTCGTTTCCATGGATATGAGCCATGTGAGATTCCACTTCTCTATCCTGCGATGTACATGTTTGGAAGAACCATTTCAGCACGTTCACTTATTGACTACTAGAGGAAGTCACTATATCACCGATAAACAGTACACATTCGGAACTCGGTTATACATTCCTGCGCACTGCCCTGTGCTTTTCCTACCACCAAACTTTCAGTCTCCAAACAATGGGAAAGATAGGAATTGAACCTATAATGTTTACCACGAGGGAACGGTTTTACAGACCGCCGCAACACCGCCAATCGTTGCCGCTTTCCCATAACCCGGATTCCCGGGTTAGCAATAGGTTTATCGTGTTATGCTTTCCACTATCTACAAGTTTTAGTGCTGTAGATTCACTGGATATTTTTATGCGTCTTTGGACGGTATCTCTTGAAAACTCCTTTTATTAACGTGCGCTGCGTTAATGTTTTTTACTCCGAGATATACCAGCCGGGAAATCAGATCCATTTAGGCTACGCCGTATCGCACCTAAATTTATCTAATCCACACGCTCAACTGGAAGTTTTTTCCACCCATATTACGGATGAATGGCATTTAGAAGAAATGGAAACTCTGGGATTCGAACCCAGGACTTACGGCTTATGAGGCCGTTGCTCTCACCGCTGAACTAAGCTTCCTGAGATACCAGAAATAAGCCCGCCATAGATTTATTTCTGGCACTGTTGCAGTTCTTGACCACCAGCCACAACAAAGGTTTTCTGAAACATTTTTAGATTTCAGAAGGTCTTCCGGGACATTTGAAGCCCCTTTAATCAGCCCCGTTGGGCTAGAAGACCGAAGCGAAAGTTGTATGAAAAAGAAAAATATTTGCAATATGATAAATATTGCAAACTAGGCTAGCTGGATTCGAACCAGCGAATGCAGCAATCAAAGTGCTGTGCCTTACCGCTTGGCGATAGCCCATCAACCCCGGCGCACCATTAAAACCGGGGAAGTCGTGATATTAAGCTAAACAAGTATATAGATTTTCCGCTCTTACTGATTACTCTTTTCCAGAAGGGAAATTTTCTTTTCCAAATATTCAATAATTCCTGGCGTATTCATCAATAAGAGCTTTCGCTACTCTGGATGCCTCGACTTATCGCTTTCATAGGCATTCCCGAGCCTACATGGATTAAGTCGAAGCGGCGCTTTTATGAATTTAGCCCTTTCGATTAACTCAATCGGGATAATTCCAATTGGAATCGGTAAATACATTTGTCACCTCGTGCAAATTAAGAAAATATTCAGTGCAAAACATATTTCTAAACAAATACAGAATAAAATCTGTATTACGCTTGTCTTTCCTTCTTCGTCCAGTATAGCCAAAGTACCGGCAAGAATCAGAACGAAAAATACAAGATTTACAGCTGTCCCAATTACATTAAGTGCATTCATTTTCTTTTTCCTCCCCAATTAAGAAGTCCAGAATTTTTTCTGCAATCTCTTCCTCTGGCTCAAATGGCATTCCACAGTAATTGTATGATTCTAAAGCCGATTTTAGGCTTGATTTGAAGCCATTGTAAATTTCTCCGTGTTGTAGTAATTCGTGCCTTAAAACTGAAATTGCATCAGCAATTGATTGAGAAGTGACACTAATTTGTGCCAAGCACTCCATCTCAATGTCTGGAACAGCCATCATTTCAAACTCAAATACCGGAATTTTGTTTACTGCGGTATGGAAATTTACTGATCTTACTCTTGGAACTTCATTTCCATCAATAAAACATTTTATGCCAAGCCAATCATAGGGGTTTGGGTTTGTGATCTTCACTATCGGCATCTTCGTACCCCTTTCTTTTAGTTTCACAGTAGAGAAGAAGGTGTTTCGCAATCTCTTCCAACTGTAGAATGTTGTATTTTGGAATTTCCCATGTTTTCTGCTCCAATAATGGAGAAAGTGGAATTTTCTCAGTTGGTAGTTCGCAAGTTACTGTGGCATTGATAATCATAGACGCTACATCAATAGGTGATTCTGGAAGACAATCCTTGTTATCACTTATTTGTGCATCCGGCATGAATAACTTTTTCCATTCTCCGTTTTCATTTGAAAATACTTCTCCGTTTTGTACTTTAAGTTTTCTAATAGCTTCTCTTGGAATATCTTCTTCTTTTTCACATTTACGAACATCATTCTCAATGATGTATAAAAAACAATTCATCCTTCTTCCACCTCCCCGAAATATTTTTTGTAAAGCTTATGGTTGTAATACCACAGATGTTGCATCACAAAAATTTTATCAATACATTCCAGCTCATAATACATCACTCTGTACTCAGCGGTTCTGTCTCCGTTTTCATCAACACTATAACCAGCTAATTCAGATTTTGATTTTGCGCCAAACCACCTACCGTTCTTTGTAACAAACAAAGAAATATTTCCATATTCACAAACATATGTGGCAGTTTGAGTATCATACAATCTGCCATCAGCTAATATTGCTTTTGCGTGAATTGGCCTCACCAGTTTCCGAATTGCCGGGGATTCCTGTCCGACATTTTCATATGCTTGGTTTGTTTCCGAAACGCCTTTTTTATTTTTTGAGAAAAATTTAAGCACGCCTTTTCCTCCCAAAATATTCATCAACTGCCCGTCTTACAATATCCGATACACTCCTGTCCGTCCGGTTCTTCTCTTCCAGGAGCCTTTTTTTCTGTTTTTCGGAAAATCGGATGCGGATGGATTCGGATTGTGGGTTTGGTTTCATGAGCACTTACCTCAACTTACAATTTCAATTGGATATCCTAAATATGCTTCCAACTCTGAAACAGTCAGTTTACGTGGTTTCTTTATTTCAACATCAACACGCTGTATGATATTGTCTGTTGTCTTTGCAATGGCTTTTCCTGTATAGCTTTCAAGCTCTTCGTTTGCATATACATTCAAATGTTCATACCCATATGCCCGGCACCATCTTGCAGCTGAATCAACAATTTTTCTTAGTTCTTCTTGCTCATCACCGAACAGCTCCGAATATCTAACCGCCTTATTGAAGTCGCTCGAACTTACTTCATAAGGAGCCACAACATGTTTATATGGACTTCCGATAAAATGAAAGTATCTATGTGATTCCATTGCTTTTTGGCCTTTTGGCAAGTTGAATCCTTGAGCTATTGCTTTTTTAAGCAACTGTTCTGATTCAACATTGTTTTCTGTAACAATGCACTTATTTGTGAAATCAATCATTTTTATCCCCCTCTAAAAGTTTATATAGCGTGCTTCTTGAAACTCCCATAATCTCGGCAAATTGTACCTTTGTTATTTCCCCTCTTTGCCAGCTACGTTTAGTTTCTTTGAAAAGTTCCTTATCTATCTCTTTTTTGGCACGGCCTTTGTATTTGCCCTGGGCTTTTGCAATTGCAATACCTTCTTTTTGACGCTGCCGAGTGTTTTCTCTCTCTCTTTGGGCTACATATGAAAAAAGCTGCAATACAATGTCTGTAATTAAGGTTCCTGTTAAGTCTTTATCCTGGCATGTGTTAAGAAGTGGCATGTCCTGTACGATAATATCGGCTCCGATTTCTTTTGTGATACATCTCCACTGTTCAACAATTTCATTGTAGTTTCTTCCAAGACGGTCAATTGAATGGATTACCAGAATGTCACCTTTTTGAAGAGAAGCAATCATTTTCTGGTACTCTGGACGATTGAAGTCTTTCCCAGATTTTTTATCCATATAAATTCTTTCAACACCATCTGCTTTCATTGCTTCAATTTGTCTCGCTTCATTTTGCTCTACTGTTGAAACTCTTACATATCCTACTTTCATATATACACGCTCCTGTTTCTTTATAAAACAATTATACACTATAATGTGTGTGTTTTCAATAGCAAATTACACGTTTAAGTGAATTTTAATTGATTTTTATAACATTTGCGTTTATTATGTAAGTAGGAGGTGTTTATATGGTATCTCAAAAAATTAAACAAATAATGAAAATGAAAAAAATTACAAATATTCAAGTTGCTGAACATCTAGGAACTTCACCACAAGCACTAGCTAACAAGTTTTCCAGAGAAACGCTTTCTGCATATGAGCTTATAGCCATCCTTGACTTTCTTGGTTGTCAAATTTCTGTTGAAGCATTTCCAGATATCATAGTAAAATTTAATAGCAATGATCTGAAAAGAGAGCCTTAATGGTTCTCTTTTTTATGCTCTAATTAATCCCTGTCCCTCTTCTCTGCTATCCTGTCTATGATCTGAATAATTTCTTGTTTCTGAGCTTCTGACAATTCTTTTCTGAGCTTCCTGCTGAAATTACCATCATTGATATGTAACACCTCTGCGATCTGCCATAAGCGAACGCCTTTTGACTTTGCGTAATTCTTGATATCTTGATTCATGTTTTACACTTTCCTTTCTTGGTGTTGCCTTATTTAGTGTTAGCAGAGAAACAGTTAAGGATTACTGCTTTCGTGTTGCAATCACTATCATTGCTGTATAAGGAGAGCTTTTTTTATTTTTTCGATGGTTGAGGTGGTGACTACCGCTGACTAGGGCTTTATATATACCCCCTCCCCGATATCCATGACGGACGCTACCAGGGAAGCCCGCCGCCCCATGGGTTCCCGCTTCCCTGGTTTAACGCTGACCTTTAAGGGCCTGCGGCAGTAATCAAGGGAATGCTATGCAAAATCTATTGTAATATTGCACAAAAAACAGTGTTTTATAAAATGTCTTTTTAGGGTGTACCCTATTTGCACATTGCGTATTACTAGATATAGAATCCGTTTCTTCGCAATCACAACATATAGTGTTTTTACTGTTATAGCTCCGGTTTTTCCATCTCTGGAAGCTCCAGCGCCGCTTTGTGCTTCTCCGCGATCTGCTGGGCTGTCTGCTGTGGTACTCCGTATTGCTGCGCGGCTTGTACTGGTGCAGTTTCTGCCATTCCATAGGCGGCTTTTGCAACAAATATCAAATTCGCATTTGTTCCGGTCTGATTATGTAATCTATTGATTGCGCAGTTTTTACAAATATCAAACCATTTTTTAGCCGTGTCACCATGTGATGAGTTTGTTCTATACACTCCATTCATCCAGTCAGTAAACGTTGTACGATTAATCCCAACTAAAAAGCTAAATACTTCTAGGGTTGGTAATACATGATATTTACTGCATAATCTCACATAAGTATTAAACATTTTATCTAATAGCTCTATATTGTCATTACTTGGCTTTTGTATATGATCTGCAATATAAAAAATCATATCTACAAAGCTATCTGATACTTCTTTCTTATAGTTTTCGTTATCTGGTGATATACATAATACAGTATTTATATACTCATCAGCATATATATTAATATTATCTAAATAGATATCTACGTCTTGTACATTTACTGTATTATCTTTCATATTATCACCTCACTTTAACACGTTAATTTATAAATAAAAAAAGAGAACAACACAAAAATAAAAGTAACCTGTATTTCAATCACTCTTATTTTTTATCGTTCTCTTTGGTAAAATGTCGTAAAAAGTAAATTTATTTTTCGTTGCTGATACCTTAACACAGTTTTTAATATCTTGTCAAATTTAATTTTGCATAAAATAAAACACATTATTTTGTCAATAATTAATAAATAATAATTAGGGTATTATATTATAATCTTTATTTATATTTATATCTTATATATTATTATACGGTACTGTATAGCATATCTTTTAATAAACTCCAGCTTTAGGAATCTAGGAAGAGCAGAGAATAATTATATAATTATATATAATATAAGGGCGGCTACATTTTCGCAGATTTGCATAATAAAAGCCAGACCTTCCAGGAGTTTCTATCCGGCGTGATCTGGCTTGTTATGCGTGTTATTTAATTAACGATTCTGTGTACTTTCAGCCTCTGCCCTTCCTGAGTTCCGTCAGCTCTCGTTATCTGATAGCCTAAAGAAGTTTTAGAAAAATGTCAAGCGGTATTTTAAAAATATTTTTCTTGACAATTTGCCAAAAGCTGTGTTATTAAAATATTAACAGGCTCGGCGGCGGTCTGTACTATGTCCATAGCCGCCACAAATAAGCATATTAAAAGCCCCGGGATAATTTCCTAGGGCTTTATTTTTATTCTTCCTCTTCTTCCTCTTCTTCCTCTAACCATATTTGACACTGCTTGCCGTCCTCTTCGTAGCTGATAGCTTCACCAGCTTCCAGGCGTTCCCGCCAGTCCTCCGGGTAATTCTCCGGTCTGTAAATACAGTTTCCCGGAAGGAATTGATTTCCGCGCATTTCATTTATTTTCATATTTTCCCTCCTGTCCGCCCTCCTGGGGCTGTGTGGTTGTTTTTCTTTAACTGTCTTTATTATAGCACTTATTAAACTATGCGTCAAGTACTTTATTAAACTATTCTTTAATTCTTCATTCTTTCTAATTCTTTTTGTATGCACTCCAGAACGAACGCAGACATCTTTACGCCTTTTAGATCGGCCGCTCTTTTAACGTCTTCCTTGGTTCCCTTTGGCGCCATTACTGTTATACGGTCGTACTTGTCTTTTTGATATTGTGCAATATATGAAAGTTCCTTTTCTTTCTCTTTAAATGCCATTTATTAACCCTCCTGTTATTGTTTGCTTTGATTATATCATTTATTAAACTATGCGTCAATTATATAGTAGGTTTTCACATATTATTTTTTCTCTTCCTATTATATGGAGCGCAAAAATACATATCATAAAAAATTATACGTTTTATTAAACTATGCTATTGACATTATTATTAAACTATGCTATTATAATACCAACAAAGGAACAAAAGAAACAAACAACCGGAATCGCCCGAACCACTCAAGCCAATGAGGACATAGGGAACCGGCACCGATTAATTGAAAAATTCTAGTTCCTAGGCAAAATAAAAAAGCTGGCTGCATCCTACCAAGACGAACAGCCAGCACCAAACTAAAAAAGAAAGGCAACCCCATTATAACAGGGGTAAAGGTAAAAAACAATGACAAAATACAATTATCTGGAAGCAGTAAAAGAAGACGTTAAAAATTATATTGATAATGAAATTAATTTCACAGACTTTGACAGCCTGGAAGAACTGAAAGAAAAATTAAATGATGAGCTTTGGATAGAAGACAGCGTAACAGGCAATGCAAGCGGCTCTTACTATTGCAATGCTTACAAGGCAGAAGAAAGCATAGCGCACAACTGGGGCCTACTCGAAGAAGCTCTTGACGAGTTCGGGCAGAATAACATAAACGTTATTGAAAAGGGCGCAGAATGGGCAGACGTAACAATCCGTTGTTACTTATTAGGGCTCGCAATTTCTGAAGTACTGGACGATCTCGAAGAAGATTTTGACGAAGCACATAAAGAAATGGAGGCTTAAACATGAAATATCATTATATAGCAATTTCAACACGCACAAACAATAAAAACCTTGCTTCTGTTCTTCGGGTTGCTGAATCTGACAACCTTATTTTTTCCTTGCAAATCCCCGGTATTACTTCCGCAAATATTTGCAGCACAAAAAAAGAAGCGGAAAAAGTCATTGATTTTTGGAATAAGTGTTATAAGAAAAATAAAACTTATGGAGGGTTTTAAAATGAAAGCAATAGGAGAACACGATATTATAAAGGTTAACAAAAAAATATTGCATGTGTTAAAGGCAAGCAACAACGGGTCATATTTATGTAAAAATAGCAAAGGGTGCGTTGTCTGGACTGATTACACGCAAAAGCCTGCATTTGTAACACATAGTAAAATTTACGGAGGGTTATAAAAATGACAAATAAGATTATAAAACCAACACCAAAGCAGACTATCGCCGCCATAAAAAGCGGCGACTTTTCCACAGTTGATACAATCGAAGAAAAAGCCAGAAAAGAAGCAATAGAAATTTTTGTGTCTGTTGCTGCCGGCGTTATTAAATTAGCTTATTGGGATATGTCCCCGGTAAAGCGTCGGGATGATAAAAAGTCTGTGATGCGATATGCGCTGCACAGATCAACAAAAAAAGAGAACTGTTTGCAACTCTCCTGTATGGAGCTTATCGGCGGCGAGATCATCCCCACAAGTGACAAACAATTTAAAATTAACGATGATTACGACCGCCTGGAATTTTTCCGCAGTCTTCCGGCTGTTACAAAAATGACTTTAAAATAATAAGGGCGCGTCTTTTTATATCCTAGCTCCCAGGGTGAAGGGAAGAAAGATAAAAGCATGAAAAATTCAACTTTTAAGGAAAATGTAAGAAAGCAACTTGAAGTAAATGAAAAAATACATGCTATGGGCTTAGATGTTTGGTATGATGGAAATTTTAAGCATGTACGCATATATAAAACATATAAAAACGAATATAACCAGGATAATATAAAATTTATTGGTTATATTGATGATGATTTCAACATTGTTATAAACGAATGATTTTTTCACCGCTTCCCTGTTTCCAGTCCGGCAGCACGTTCACGGCGTGCAAGCGGTTTTTGGCATTCTGCCAGATGCACCTTGCAAAGTTAATATAATAAGTCAATCAATTAACGCGCTATTTTAGCCGTAAATGGGTTTTTATGCTATTGATGGGGATTTATGCCACTATTGCATTATAAGCCGTTTATGAGCCTTTAAATGCGTTACATGGTTTATTGACTGTCTGCGGCTATGGGTGTATAATAGTCTTGTGTAGCTATGTGCGGCTATGCTTTATTTGCGTACCGTGTAAATGTGCGTATTATGTCCGCTTATGTGCGTAGCTTGTCCAGTCTTCCCGGTGATCTGTCGCAGTTGACCGGGCTATATAACAATTAGGGCTATACGAATATATTGCGATATGCTTGTATAACGCTGTATTTTCCATTTTAAGGCGTTTTATAATCGTAGCCAATAAAATATAGGCTAAATACGTTACAAGCCATTTAAGGCTTATTTTGCAAGAGTATTATTGTATTTTAACGTTGTGTTGTATGTTACTTGTTGCTATGGTCTATTATCCGTGGGTTATTGGTTCTGATCTGCCAGAGCTACGGCTGGCGGTTGATTTCGTTGGCGTTCAATCGTTCCCGGCGCTGTCCAGGCTTCATAAGCTCGGCATGGTATCGGCTCCCGGTGCTGTCCCCTGGTTGATTTGTGGCAACGGAAAAGTCGCAGCTGTTCAAGGATTCAATAGTTGCAACTAACTTGTGGATGATCCCTAAATTTCAACATAATTTTAGAAGCCTAAAATCAAGGAAATCCATAAAAAAAGTGGCAACCAGAAAAATTCTCTCATTTTCTAGCTGCCACTTAAATTTTAATTTTGCACAAATATTTCTATAGCATAAAGTGCTGAATGATTCAAAATTCACAATTTATTTAATCCTTCTTTCTTCCGTGTTCCGTATCTTCTGTGGGATGATTTCTCTAAACGTTCCGTCCTCTTCATTTGGGACTTGAAAAGTTTCTTCTTTCTCTGGTAATTATCAGTCGTTGTTCCCATTCGCGCCCTCCTTGTTAATCTTCTGGTTTCTGGTTTCAAAGTTTATAATTTCCGTGTCTGTTTCTAATTCTTCCGGGATTCTTCCAACAATGATAACTCGCAGCGGCTTCAATCTGCGTTCCATTTCCTTGAAACCAACGCAAAACTCCAACCGTGCTGCCTTGCTCTTTACTCTTCCATTGGTGCAACAGGCAACTGTGCTTCCATCTGGTAGCCCATCAAAGCACCAGTCCCAACAGTATTCTGGTAATATGTTTACGTTCGGAATTACTGGAATATCATTCAAGATCATGTAGTGAGACAATGCATGATTGCGGTATTTATTCCACAGGCACATAGCTAACGGCATTCCATTCTTGCCAACCGATATGCTGAAATCTGGCATAATGACTGCATGAAAACATTTTAAATGCTCCATATACTTGTCTGGCTGATTCCATAATCTTTGAAACTGTACATCATCCACATAGAAATTTACATCAAGTTCCCGATGGTTCTTAATCTTTCGACTGAAGCTCTCTGCAAAGTCTACAGTATCTTTCCCTGGATGGATAAAGGTCTTTGGAATTTTCGGGATTCCGTACTTGCCATCAAGGTCTGCATTCGTGATTAAAAACTCTTTCATTACGTCATAAGCTGTATGTATCATTGATTCCACTCCCATTTTTTCTCTTATAGTGCTAAAAGGTACTTATATTTGAAAAATACCATATCTTGTGTCTTAATGCAAGTTTTCCTACTAAATATCTTGTGTTGTTCTGAATGTAGAGTGAAAATCATATCGTCAGAACGGCGCAAGGGAAACCCCCATTTTTCAAGGCTTCCAGACCTTAATTGAAATGTCAGTGTTGCACATGTAACCGCCAACGGTTCCACGGTAATTTTCTCAAAAAGTTCATTGACAATCTGCCTGTTAATGTCCTGTGGAGTAACGCCTTTAAACTTTTCTAACTGTTCTTTAATAGCACTTAATTGTATTTCTACTGGCTCTGGACTTTTTGTATTTTGGATTTCTAGAATATGGCTCTCAATCTGTTTTATCTGCTTCACGTATTCTTTATTTCTTGAAATAAACTCATCATCAGATATTTTTCCATCCAGATTATATTCCAGTATTTTTTCACGTTTTTGTTTTAACAGATCAATCTGTTTTTCAAGTCGTGAGATTTCGTTTTTATTGTCTGGAATGTTTTTGATCGAGGACTGCAAAATTTCAAAATATTCTTCCAAAATGCTGTCAATATTTTCAGAAGATTTATTTATTAATTCTGCAATTATTTCTTTCAGTTCTGATTCTGCCAGTCCGAATGAATCGCATGAAGCTGCTCCGTTTTTTATCTTATAACTGCATACCCATCGAACATCTTCTTTTCCTCGAATATAATGCTGCTTCATCCAGTATGGCGCTCCGTCATTTGCGCAGAAAAGTTTTCCAGTGAAAATATTTTCGTTTTTAAAAGAGGTTCTTCTTGATTTTATGGCTTCTCCACGTTCTCTTAAATATGCGTTTGCCTTTTCCCAGGTAGTTTCATCAATGATCTGCGGTACTCTGGAACCATCATCCTTAAACATTATCCATTCTGACTGCGGAAGAAATTCTTGTTTCTTTGTGAACATATCGACAACCTTTACTTTTCCTCCGCAATAGTATCCTTTGTATTTTGGATTCCGAATAATATTTTTTATGACATCTCTACTGATCTTACCGCCTTTGAAACTTCTATATCCCATATTCCAGAGTTTTTTTTCAATTCTTGGTGTAGACATTCCAGAAGCATAGTCTCGAAAGACCATTCGAACCATGTCTGCTTCTTCTGGAATCAGTTCAAGCTTTCCTTGATTGTTTGAGTATCCATACATTCTGTGTCCGAGAACAACACCGTTTTTGATTGACTGTGCGTGTCCAAACTTTACTCTTGAAGAAAGTTTTCGGATTTCGTCCTGCGCTACCCCAGCCATAATAGTAAGTCGGAACTCACTATCATCATCAATAGTGTTAATTCCATCATTTTGGAACCAAACGCATACGCCGTAAGACAACAATTCTCTGGTGTATTGGATGCTATCAAGAGTGTTTCTCGCAAATCTTGAAATTTCTTTTGTTATAATCATGTCAATTTTTCCAAGCTTTGCATCTCTGAGCATTCTTTGGAATTCTTCTCTTTTATCTGCGTGCATTCCAGAGATACCATCATCAATGTAAGAACCGGCAAACTTCCATCTGTTGTTAGAATGTATCAGTTCTTCAAAATGTTCCTCCTGGTGCTTAATGGATGCTTGCTGTTCAACTTTTTCAGTAGAAACCCTGGCATAATAAGCAACATTTAGTTCAATGTCGTAAATAGAGCAATTTCTTAATTTTTCTCTTACATAATAAATATTCATAGTGCATTTCTCCCTTAATAAACAGGGAGTGGAATCATATAAAGTATAACACCTCATATAAATCCACTCAATACATTGTCGTTACTTTCTAATGCTGATTTCAGCTTTAATTTTATCTCTTGTTTTCTCATCTATCAGACCAAGTGAGAACATTCTTTCGTTTATGGCATACAATATAGCTTTTTCCATTAATTGTCCCTCCATATAATTATCTCATTTTAAACGCTGTTTTTCTTTATCTTTTGTATGCCCTATAATTTCTACCATTATTCTCTTTTGAACGATTCTGCGCTATTTTAAATACACAATTATCACGTTTTACAACAAATCAAAGATATTGACCTGCCCATCAATCTGAGATTCTTCCAGATTGTAAAATTTGCAAGCTATATAATCTGGATTCCAATCAATTTCCAGTTCGTATTGCAAACATTGCGGATGTTTGCCCCCACGGAAGAATCTGCATTCTGAACAGGTATGCTGATAAGCTGTACCGCCAGACCGCTTATACATTTCGCTTATCTTTCTCATAGAATCACTCGCTTTACTCTTGACTTTCCTCTCGCTTTCTTCTTGAAGATACCATTTTTAACACAATCCCTTGGATCACATCCTCTGCTATGTTCTTCAATCAAGATATAATCACAGGTTGCATTTGTACTCCATGCATTTTCGCTCTTGCTGTAATAGTCGCATTTCGAGCATTGTCTCCGCTTTAAGACTATAATTTCAGTGCTTTTTAATTCTCTCCATGGTTTTCTATCTGGCAATTTTCAGCACCTCCCAATCTGGCAGTATCTATAATTTTTAAAAGGTCTGGACTTAGTTTTCTTCGTTCTTGTTCTCTTTGCACTTCTGCCCGATACGTCCTTTGAAAATTTGATTGAACTACACTCCACCATGTACCATCTACATTTTCAGATACCGCCCATTCTCTAAGTTGTGCCGGACTTGATACTGCTTTCTGAATGATTTTTGGAAGCTTATCAAACTCTGTTTCTGCGTTATATGTAGAGTTCTGAATAGCTTTGCATACCTTTTCCCAGGCTTCTGTTTCATTCAGCTCTTCCTTTTGCGGTGCAACGCTTTGTGCGCATTGCCTTAATGCGGCTATTGATGGCTCTTTCCATTCCGTCTGCATATATTTCTTTAATCCGAAACTTAAAAGCTTGTAATCCAGGTCTTTCAGTAATCCGTACCAAGTATCAAAAGCATATTGATCTGGCAGAAATGCTGGGGAAGTGTACACAGCTTTCATTGCCTTTACCAGTACCGCCCATTCTTCTCTTGTCATACCCAGTTATCCACCTCGCTTACCCTGTTTTGTATTTTCTCCATGTAACTTTGAGGCTTGTTACCGGATTTATCAAGATAGTTCCCTTCAAATACCTTCGCAAAGTTACCGGGCTTTAAGAACCAATCGAAAGTTATCATCCAACCTTCTTTGTTCTGGCCTTGTAAGAAGCTGCTATGGCGAATGTTTTCAATGGCTTCTAAGATATCGTCCATATGGTTCTGACGGATTCTGGCTTTCACTGCTTGTTCTCGTTTTGATGTCATTCTTTTTACAGGGTTAATACCAAATTCTTCCAGAGTATTCCATTCATCAATGATTCGTTGGACGTCAGTCTGACGAATAGTATCTTTAGATACTATTAAATCATTTATATCTTTTTCTTTATCTTTATCTAATTCTGTATCTAAATCTAATTCTAAATCTTTATCTAAACCTATATCTTTATCTGAGTGCGTCTTTCGTTCGTCTATTTTGCGTCTTTTCTGCGTCTGCCTGTTTGAACGCTCTATTAGTTTGGTATCATCAATAGAATTTCCATTTGTCAGTGAGTAACTTCCGTTATCTTTCAATAGCAGTTTCTTTTTTTCATCAGTGTATGAAGTTTCTATATATCTGTCTCTGGACAGGGTGTTGTGCATTCTCCAATGTTTAATAACGATCACGCCATCATCAAACAAGATAACAAATCTCTTGGCAATTAGAAGCTTCAAATCATCATCATTCGCTCCTATTATTTTTTCAATCCTCTTTGGGTTTCCAATAAATCCATCATCGTCAGCTCTCATGTTTAGATGAAAATAAAGACATTGTGTTGATAACGGCATATCAAGGAAAGCATCTGTATCAACAATTTTCATTGTGAACATTCTTTTATTTGCCAATTTTGAAATTCCTTTCTCCAATTCCTGGATTTTTCAAAAGTGTTTATCTCAATTCAACTTCAATTCCATTGATTTTCAGTTCTCCATTTACCGGAACCACAAGAGATGGAACGCCGTTTATTTCTTTCAATTCAATCAGAGAAATTTTATCCGGCTGAATGCAGATTGTTGCATCTGATGTTAAAATTTTTGCAGTTTTTGAATTATGGATATTGTCAAGGGCGACAGGCTCATTGCTGAAATACATTTCCCAGTTTTCCTTGAAATCCGATAACTTCTCGTCTGGAACTCCGCAATATCCAAAAATCTGTTCCATTTCATCACATGATACAGTTATCATCTCTGGGCTGTCTTTCTTCTGTTCTCTTACTTCCTGTAAAGATTCAACCAGGCTTTCAGTGAAATTAAATGTTGTGCATCCTTCGAAATTATCCATAATAAAATCTGAAAAGACATTGATCTCATTGCCAGGTATACGTGGAATTGATGTGCCAAGAACGTTTTCGATAAAGTCTGGATGAATATTCTTTATGTTTTTGTTAAAATACAAGGTTCCATGAATATCAGTGCTTCTGTCATTAAATACCGGGAATAAGAATCCTGTTTCTGGTCTTGAGACTACCCAATCACGAATTCTGTCTTTGATGTTATTTTCAGCCACATCATAGCTAAGCCCAGCCTTTGAAAGATTCACCGGGCAAATGCTGCACAGAATGTGTTCATAAATTTCTTCTGAGGCATCGTGCATTTCGGTTCCATCAGAAGTTTTTCCGGGAATGTCATATACTGCATGAATGAGAACTATGTAGTAATTTTCTGGATAATCGTAATTTTCAATCACTTTGTCGTAAAACTCATCCAAAAGATCATCATCTTTAAGCTTACTTGCTCTGATCCGCATAAGAAATTCCTGTGTTCCACCCTCTTTTTCCTGTGCTAATGGGAATTCAAGATTCATAAGGCTTTTTCCAAGTCTGCCAGACATGGTTTTCTTGAAAATGTCAAAATACTTAAACATTTCTTCCTCTGGAAGGGAAAGGAAAGCTTCTTTAATTTTGGTTTTCTTATTTTTTTCTGCATCCACATAACAACCACAAATGCGTGTGATTGCACAATTGGCTGGTGTAAACTGCTTCTTGATCTCTGCGATTTCTTTCTTATTCATGATTAATCCTCCGCTCCAAATATTTTTCTTAAATTGTTCTGGTAATTCTTCACTGTTTGTTCGATAGTGTTATAAGTTGGTCTTAATCTGCATCTTTCTTTGTAACCATCGCATCTTGTTCCAAAAAGAATGGAATTTCGACATATTCCATCTTGACTAGCGCAACATTTATTCATTCTTCTTCATCCTTTCTGCTTCTCTCGCCTGTTTCTTTTCAATCCACTTATTAATTTTCTCATCAGAAATCATGTACATTTGCTTTAACATTTCGATGCAGATCAATACATCTGCAATTTCTTCTATCATGTTATCACGGTTGATTTTTCCACGTTTTGCCTTGCTGATTGCCTGGATAAGTTCGGCGCATTCTTCCATACAGACTGTACTTTGATTATTTTTGCCGTAATGCAAAATACTTTCTGCGATAACACCTTTATTAATCTTTATCCCTGTGATTAATCCGGCAAGAGCCTTTGCTCCAGAATCACACGCCCATGCTTCCTTGAGATATTTTTTCTGCCATTCATCTTTGTTTTCAGAACTTTCAAGGAAACATAAATGCTGGTCTCTCATATCGGATAATATGTCTTTTGCTTCTTCTGGTTTCATATTAATTTCCTCTTCATCATCAATCTCAACAATTTTTAAGTCTGCGAAATCACAACCCATTGCGAATCCGTCAATCATTTTCTTCTTAACTCCAAATACCTCTATCATGTAAGAATTATTTTCCATGATTTTTATTACATCTGACTTTTTAACATATTCAGCCATTCTTCATCTCCTCCAACTTCTTCTCTATCGGATTAATAATCTCTTCCAATGCCTGTTGCTCATAATTTTCTTTCCAGATTTTTTCTCTTTTCCAAAATTGGATTTTCATAATCTCATTTATTAAATTAATACACGCTATTGCTTCTAACATTCCCCAACATCCATCACAGGCTCTTTCATTGCACCAGTTTATAAATTCTTTAAATTTCATTTTTGAGTTCCTCCAACTTATTTTCAGCTTCTTCACGGGTGAGGAATACCACAACATTCAATTCTCCAAGCCATTCATCCTCGTTCGCCCATAAAAACCATCTGCCGTCTTTTCCGTATTCAATTCCGCTTACCACGTTTTTTCGAATACCCATGCCATATATATCCCATACAGTTGTGCCAATAGGACACGGAAATCTCACAAGCAATCCCTGTTCTTATAAGTCTTTGTATTTCTTCAACTCTTTCTGCATTATCGCTAATTTAGCAAGTTCCAATCCAGTAAATGCACCGTTTTCTTTGAGTTCCTTTAATTCTTTTAAAGTGCCAATATCTTTGTAAGATTTTAATTCTTCAAGCCATTCCGCAAACTGTTCATGTTCTTCTGCATCTTTAATACAATCAGCTTCGAATCGTTTATTAATTTCTTCATTTCCCAGTGATACCTTAGTAAATTTACCATTCCATCTTTTTCTTTGCGCCATCATCTTTTCATGATTAATTGCTTCTTCAAGTGTTAATCTTTCCATCTACTTCACCTCTTATATACAACCCACTCATCAGAACCTTTGAACTTTACCCTTATCTTTACCGGATGTCCATCACCAATCATTCCCTTTGGCTTATATTCACCAACAAATGTTGCTCCTTCCAATGCCTTATGGCTTTTCTCGCATGCAATAGCCTTTTCTTTATCCGCATAGTCAGTATTGCAGATTTGACATGTATATAATATTTTCTTAATCATCTACCTCACCTCTTCCATCTGATTTTCTACAGTATCTGCGAGTAACTTCAAGGACTTAATAAATGAGTCCGTCAATGCTGTTCTGTCTGGGTTTTTAGCAAATGTTCTGACAATGTTTACTGCATCCTTGATTTCTTCTTCATCTTCGACGATTTTGGATGCTTCAAGCAATGTCTTTTCAAAGCTGTAAGTAGCGATTTTATTATCGTAAAAAATCAATATGTTTGGAAATGGAATTTCGATATGGTTTAAATGGTTTTCTCTCGCCCATTTGAATCCCTGAAACCTTGCTATTTTCAGAACACTCAAATATTCTTCCCGCGTTCTTACAAATACGTTTTTTCCTGTTAAATCAATCATCATAATTTCCCCCCTGTAATCTCATCAATACACTGATTCCATCCCTCTGCAAAGCCGGTATCAGACGTATTAGCCGGATAATCTCCATTGTATTTCTCTGGTAAATCCATAAGCGGACACCAATCAGGCTTTGCGCTTAAGTCTTCGATATATCTACAATTTATTTTACAAAAAGAATGGAATATTCCACCGTGTAAAACACATGATTCACAATCTTCTGGTGTTTCCATCACTACTACTGATTTATTCATTCCGGCACCTCCATTCCTAAATTAAATAATGTTAATTGTGATTTGAACTCGTTCAACCGTTTTTGAGCTGAATCGTAATAATCTTTATTGATTTCATAACCAACATATTCCAGACCGTATTCCTCATATGCAATCAATGAACTTGCGCTCCCCACATGGGTATCAAGAATCTTCATTCCTTTCTGCAGATATTTCTGACATATCCAACGATATAAATTTACAGGCTTTTGGGTTGGGTGGATTCGCTTTTCGTTCAGTCTTTTGTTGCCCTGCTGTATTGTTCCTTCAATTATTGATTTTCCTTGAAACATTCCTCTCCACATATAGCGAAAAATATCAACCCTTCTTGTAAGACTGCAGTAAGCAACTTCTGCGTCTGATTGATCTGAACCATCGTTGCATTTATCCCAGACTATCAATCCGCCCGCCATTGTGTAATCAAAATAATTACATCCCCAGATAATTTGATTCTTTGAAACCCTAAACAGTTGTTTGAAATATTCTTTATCAGGCGTATTGTTGTCCCATCCATAATTCTTGTACCTACCATCAGGAACATAAATGGAACTTCCATTTTTCTGCTTTACATATTTACTACGATTCTTACCGCCGTGTTCTTTGATTCCGTATGGTGGGTCTACAACTGCCACGTCGAAGTAATTATCTGGAAAGTCCGGGAGAAAATTCATGCAGTCACCGCAAATAAATTCTCTTTGCATCAGTGTTCCTCCTGTAATAATTCTTTATTGTCGAAAATGTTTCCAACTGGCATAGCGTATACCATGTCAATCCAATACCCTAAATCTTTTCTAAGGCATTTGTCTTCCGTCCAATCTACATAGAATCCGACATGTTCTGTTTTCTGAGAATCAAAACAATTTTGATAATATCCATATTTGATTGGAGCATAAATTTCTCCGAAATGATATTTGATAATATCATTTTCCCAAATTTTGTTTCCGTTCTTGTCACAAAGTCCCGTGAACTGGCAGAGGGTCTTCTCGCCTACCATTAAAATATCATCAATTTCCATGTATCCGTATTGACTGCAATAATGCGGATTTTCTTCAAAGCTGATAAATAAACCTAAATGTGTTTTAATTGGAATTCCCTCAATCCATTCTCCTGTTTGGATGCTTTTTGCCCTGAAAAGAATTTCTCTCATTCAACTCCACCGCCTTTCACGATTTCAACTGTTTCATTCGTCTGGGTGGTGCTTGTCGTACATAATCACTATGCATACAAGACCAGTCACTCCGAATATGATTCCAAGGGTGAATCCTAATAAGAATGTAATCATGGCTCATCCTCCTTGTATGGTTCTGGAAGCGGCATCCAGGCAATAACTTTATACATCTTTGTTCCTCCATGCCCGTCTGAATATTTATCCCATTCAAGATATCCATATTTCTTTTCGTTCCAATATCCGGCATCTCCAAATTTTAAATAATTCGCAATTCCATAAAGCTTTTCAGGTGTTCCATAGACTTTTTCAAGCGTTACAAGATACTCTTTTTCGTCTTCCGGTACTCTCTCACTGACCGGAATCCAACCGTTTTCTTTCTCGTCCTGTTCCAGATCATTCAGAAGAGTATTCACAATATCCAGCGCACTCCCTGGAAGCCCATGCTTATACTGCGATTTCTTTTCTATCTCAGCTTTGTATTGTTCTAATCTGGTTCGTACTCTGCTCATGCTTCCACCTCACTATCCTCTGGCATCTGGAATGTCATTCCTTTTTTGAGCATTTCTCCAAGTTCTCCAGCATGTGCTTTGTTCTCTTCCGTTTTTGGCTTCATGCTTAATATCCTACATACTTCTGGAATTACATATTTTGTGTATTCCGAATCTCCGTATGCTTCCTGGATCATATCCAGTACTTTCATGGCTTTTGCTTTGGTGGAATATTCTCCGAGCAGATAACTGCATCCGGTGATGTATGATGTTATAATTATTTTTATAGGTCCTTCCGCAATTTCAATTCCTGCCAAAGTATTAAAATTAATCAATATTTCGCTGTTCTGGCTTCTGATTAACATTTTGTGTCCTCCTTATTCAATGAAATTTGTTCCGCACTGGCAATGATAACTAATGTGTCCGTTATATTTGCTCACGTTTGCAATTACCTTTCTACCGCATGAAAAGCAAGTTACCTCTTTTGTCAGCGGCTTTTCGTATTCTTCTACTTCTTTATCTTGAATAAACCTCTGACCGCACCAGTGACACTGTTTAGTGCTGTACGGAATCTCTCCGCAAATAGGACATTCTGGAATTATTCCGTAACCATCATTTATGATTGGAAGCTTGATCGGCTCTCGCTTTGAATAAATATTCCAAAGTTCTTTTCTACGGTTCTCTTCGTCCTGTGCCATTAACGCTTTGTACTTCTCTTCCTCTTCTTTATCCCAGTAAATGACACAGGCTTTATCTTCTGGTGAAATGTCTTTGGTGTACGGCTGTGTCGTGCAATGATAACCTGTTTCACCCTTTCTTTTTCTTGACTGGCATCTTACGCAGCCACCGCATTTTTTTTCCAACAATTCTTCTGGATAAATGCTTGTGCTGGAACGTCTTTTTCTTACTGGCATTCCGTCACTGAATTTAATTTCACTCATTATTTACCCTCCTTTTTCAACATCGGAAACAACCATCCTGTCTTTTCGTTTGATGCAATCCAATCAAAATTTAGCTCTGATAATTGATACTCTTTATTGCATCTTTCACAGGTGAATCCGTTCGCTTTACTGTATTGCCCTATAATTCCACCACATCCACATCTACAGTGTTTATAATCCATTTCTATCCTCACTTACGCTCCAAATCTTCTAACCAATTCTTTATTCAAATCCGGAATCCGTACATCTGTTTCAGATTCCAATTCCTCAATCATGCTCATAAAGCTTCTTTCGCCACGGTTCGCTTGTCCTACAAACTCATTTGCACAATTGATTACGTCCAAAAGTCTTTTAGTGGAAAATCCATGCAATTTCCGTAATGCCAACATAGTTGTTACCGTGTTAATTGTATTCGCCCAGTCGTCACCAGTATTGAAGCCATCGTTATAGGCTTGATCTTGCATGACTTCCAGCTCTTTACGTGAATTCTGCATGGCTCTGGCGAATGCCTGTGACATCTGATTGTCACATTCCAACACCCTATTTTTCTTTGGCGCTTTCATCTTTAATTTGCTTCCCATATTTTTTTCCTTTCGTATCTGTATTCCGTCAAACGGTATGCTCTCGATATTCCCGGATGTTCTGTGGCAATCAGAGAATCCATCTCCAATTGCCGCATATGTCTCTGGACGGTACACTTTGTAAGGTCTGTTCCATCCATAATTTCTTCATAAGAAGGCATATATCCGTGTTTCTCAAAATACTTGACAAGAAATCTGTAAATATCATTTCTAGCAGATTGCCCCTCATTATATTTTCTCTGACGGTAATTCATAGGCAAAACGGATTTTCTTCCGCAGTATTGCTTTTTTCTACACGCATTTTATTTAATCTTTCCGCAGCTTTCTTCTTTGTTTCATCGGAATATTTTCTCGGTGGATTGATTTTAATGTAGGAATACGGCAAGTGAGCGAAAATAGATCCATCATTATTTCTGGCAAGAATTTTTACATCGTCTGGAAATTCCTTTTCTAATTCCTCACATCTGTTCTTCCAGGTACTCCCATTCTTAGCAGTAAGTCCTACATAATCTCTTCCGGGAATCCACTCAATTACACATTCGTTTGTGTTTTCTGACACAAAACTCACCTCTATTCATTTTTTTATTTTTATCTTTGGAATTTAGCCAGTAGAACTACTGGTGTGTTAGAATCAGTGATAGTTTTCTTCGTTGAGTAAGTCGTTAAATTTTTCCAACGCCTTAATAGATACTTTGTTATTTGCTTTTTCTGGTCTGATTGATACGTTTAAATGGATATCAATGATGTGTTTTAGTTCTCTTGCAAGGGTTATTTTCCCCTGTTGGATTCCATCTCTATATCCTTTTGCTGGACGAAATTCATTGATTTTTTCTTTCCCTTCCCCTTGGCTCCCAGAGGTTTTATTATATCTGCATTGATATCCTTTTTTGGTATACTCTAATATCCAGTATTGTTCCATTTTATCAAGCTGTTCGACAGGATAATGGATAAAATTTATTTTCCACCCAAAAGGATTTTCTTCGCTGTAAAATCCTCTTTTCTTAATTGATAGGTCTATGTGCTGATACCCAGTAAGGTGTGAGCACATCCTCTGAATTATATGTACTGCCTGACCTATATAAAAGTATGAGATTTCGTTTTCATCAGTTCTGGTTAAAAAATATATTCCGCTCCCATCATCAAGCTTTGGATTGATCTTCATGAGTCTTTTTCGATTCGTTGTTTCAATAGCTTTTGCCTGTCTAAGCTTTTTATAATCCACCCAGAATCACTCCTTTTCAATCTGGTCAATGAGTTTTTTGCACTCAGCTTTGACATAAGCAAGTGAGTGAATTTTGCAATCTGGATTTTTGTTTAATTCTCGCCAGTAATCTCCCATTATTTTAAGCATTTTTTTGAAGTCTGGTTCTTCCCCGAAATACTGTTCTGCTATCTCAATATCATAACCATCGAAACAATGAGCGCAGTCAAATCCAATCCACCATGTATCATCATCGTCACAATCGTGTAGAAATGGTTCTGAATAAGTAACTCCACCATGACAGTCAAGATAACCTAAATCATCAACACTTTTCTTTGCTAACTTATGGCTGTAAGGTATACCAACATATCCGCATCTGTATGCTCCTGGCATAAACAGAACCACATATGGATAACCTTTGTATGTAGACTTTGTTTCTAAAACTGGTTTCATTTAATCACTCCCATTCACTCTCGTATTCATCTTCGCCCTCATCATAGTAACCATTTTCCATGATTTCTTTGAATGCAGCTATTGCCTTTCTGAACCTGTCACGCAAAACCTGTTCTTTCTGTTCAAGATCATCAATAACCTTTTTTCTTTCTGCGATTTCTTCTAAAAGAGATTTATTCTCTTCTTCAAGATTGTATCTGGCAATGCGTTTCATGGTTGTTGGATCAAGTTTTACAAGTTCCTTTCCAGTAACGTAAAGAGTTGTTGGATTCATTATTGCCGGCGCATACGTTCTTGTCTCGCCATAAACCGATGTAGTTTCTATTTGTTCTGGCGGTTCAGTAATATCCTCAATAGATTCAACATCAAAGCACATCATTTTCTGATTGCTAAAATAAATAATCTGTCCTGTTTGTACCATTTCATCACTCCTAACTAAACGGAAATTCATCTTCCATACTGCCTAAATCTGGCACATCCATGAAACTAGGTTCCGGCGGCGGTACTGGTCGTGTATCTGGTTTCTGTGGATTCTCTGTCTGACCTTTGTTTTCTGCAAAATCATGTGATTCCACAAAACAGTCATTTGTGTATATTTTTTCACCATTTTGGTTCGTATAACTTCCAGTCTGCCATTTCCCTCTAATATTAATTTTCATTCCTTTTTTCAGAAATTTCTCAACAAATTCTGCATTCTTTCCAAGTGCTACGCATGGTATAAAGTCGGCTTTACGCTCTGTGTTCTTTCTTTTTTCTCTATCAACCGCCAATGTGTATCTGGCAATCTTAGTGTCGTTAGTTCCCATTCGTATTTCCGGGTCAGCTGTCAGCCGCCCGGATAATACAACTACATTAAATCCCATACAATCACCTCTCAATCTGAATGTCGCATCTAATAAGTGCGTGTTTGATTTTCTTTGTATTTCCTGTTACAGTTTCTTCTTTCCCGATAACAAAGGAAATATCATCTTCTGTTACGTTGAATCCTTTTGTTTTGATATGCTCCATGATGATTTCTTTAATTTCATCTGTGCCGATTCCGATTGTTATTTCCAATGGTGTTACCTCCCTGGTTTGTATACTGGTGGCATTGGTTGCCATGCAATGACTGGGTAATATGCAATTCCGTGTTCTTCTACCATGCCCCATCTTCCACCGCCTAAATATGTAAGGGTTGTTGGTAACTCGGCGTCTTTTATGGTAACGTTGTATTTTATCTTATATTCTGGGCTTTCTCTCACATCTGGCTCTGGCGGTAACTTCACTTCTGTTGGAATCCACATATCCGCAGGACTGTAGGAACAAATCAGTTCTTCAACTTTCTCGATTGCATCATTCCATCCTTTATCGTACTTACATTCTTGTTCGGAAGGTTCTGGCTTTTTCAGTTTGTCAAGTGTTTTTAAGAAGATTTTCATTGATTAATCCTCCTTGACTTTCTCAATAGTTTCTTTTATTGCTTCTTTCACAGCCTTGGTTTTAATCATCTTATCTGCCAAGGCTTTTGCCGCTTCCTGTACGATCACGTTTTTATTCTCTTCTAGTATCTCGGAAATATGAGAATGTATCATCCTACACAACGGCTCATTGGTTTCTCTACTACCATATAACTCTTTTTTATAAATAACTCCTTTGATTTCTTTAGTAATCTTTTCAACTACCCTGTCCTCAACATTTTTACGGATTTCCTTTGCAATTTCTTCCTCATTAACACCAATCGTTACTGGTATACTGAATACGCTCATTTACAGTTCTCCTCTCCTGCTTCGACCGCTGATTTAAGGGTTTCGTAATAATTAATTCTGCCTTTTAATGTTTTTAATTCATTGTCGTATTTTTTTAAAAATACTTCTTTTGCTTTTTGATAATCAGGTGTATCTAAGACAACAGCCTTACTGTAGTCATTTATAAAGGAGCCTATTGATTCTTTTCTTACAAACGAAGCGTATACTCCGTTAGGGAATTCGGTTTTTGGTTTATATGTCTTTGGCTTTTCTATTACCTCACACTCTTCAAGATGAAGATTCCATTTACCTGTTTTTCTATCCGTGTCCAGAATGTAAAAATACAGTTTCATTTTAGTTTCCCCTTTCAATCATTCAGCTGAATTATTTTCCTTATCATCTTCAATTGCTTTCCCAAGGCAAGCCATAACAGATGCACAATCAAGCAGTATTTCTCTTTCTCTGATGTTTCTTCCGTCTTTTGTATGCCAATCTCCTACTATATAAAGTTCGGCATTTGCAGAAAGAATATCTGTTTTCATATCCCAGTATTTAATATGGATTTCATAAGCTGCATTCGCAGAAATTGGATTTACGTAAATTCCTTTTGTTACTTCTTTCCAATCTTTCAAGTCAATTGATACCATCTACTTCTCCTTTCAAAACGGACATAAGTCCAAGTTAATTTCCAGTCCAGGTGTTGCAATCTGGACGATTGTATCAGCACCAGACGTTTCTTGTATCTCACTCAAAATCTGTTCCGGGTCAGCTGCTTCATTACTCAAATGCACCAATGTTACCGTCCGTAATGCTGCCGTATGGTTCATATTTACCAAGCTTTTGCAAGTATCTAAGGAACAATGCCCTTTAAGCCTGTGCGTGTAATTTTCAGCTGTTTTGTCAACCAATTCTTTACAATAGTTGCACTCAATAACTAAGTGGTTCAGTCTCATTGCCTTGAAGTTGTACTTGCAGTATTCAAAGTCTGTCATGTACAGTAGCTTTCCCATTTCTTCATGTTCCACGATATACCCATAATTGAAACATGGAATAAGTTGCCCTGTGTCCTTATCCTTTGTAGTATGCGGCAAATAAAACGGTATTACAGTGAACGAGCCAACCCGAAATGGTCTTTTCTCTGGAACGCCTTTCATTAATTCGCCAGTTATGATTTGCAGATGTTCCACGGTTTCATCATTGGTGTAAATCTGAATACCTAAATTCATCAGATTTTTAAATGATTCACGGTGATCACCGTGTTCATGCGTCAGAAGCGCGCCAGAAACATCACTTGTTCTGTAATCAATAGCTTTCAGAATGTCTTTGTATCTGCATCCACAATCCAGAAGAAGCATTTCTCCGCTGTTCGATTTCAGAACATAGCAGTTCCCATGGGTACTCCCTGTGTTTACTACTCTCATGAACATTTTTCATCACCTCGCTTTCCGTGTATTGCATTTATGCGTCTAAGATATCATCAGCTTCATCTATTGACTTCTCTAAATCAGAGTAAGCATATGGAATGTCCTTCCCTCTATTTAGACTCTCTAATTCCGAATAGCTTACTTTGCGCATGCTGTCTCGTATTAACTTGAGTTCCTTCAACGAAAGTTCAATTGTTATTATCTGTTCCCAGTCCTTCTCTCTATCTACTCTCTTCATACTTCATCACCTCGCTTTCTGATTGTATATTTCATTCTCCCACGAAAAACGTTTTTCTAATATCAACAGGTTTATATTTTTTATGCATTAAAGCTTTGTTCTTTCTGGCTCCCTGTGGGTCATTGCAGACAAATGATTTGCATATCTCCGGCCTAACAGGATAGATTGCACATTTTTCTTTTGCCTTATCATCCATCAGAAACGGACAGGTTAAGTCCATTAAAGAAGCAGTGAAATTATGTCTGCATTCCTTGATATGGTGTTTGCGAATATACCACTTGATATGCTTGATTTCCTTTGATGATATCGGCAGAAAATTTGAACAACACGAACCGCATTCTGAACATTTCCCATCTACCGTGAAATCATAAAGTCCGCTGTTCATATTGCTTACAACTTCTTTAATTGTTTCAATTACACTGCTACTCATGTCAGTTTTCCTCATTTACGACAATACCGCCGTGGATAATAACTCTCTTTCCGTCCGAATCGTCAAAATAAACTTCATTTTCAGATTCGGAAACATCGAACTTTCCAGACCAGGACTTAATTTTACCACCGTTGTAATCGTAAACAGTTACGGTACGGTTCAGACCACCGTCAATATCACTGGATAGTGATTTTAATGATCTGCTACAGGAAGAACAACCGCTAAACATTGTGATTGCTGTAACCCCTGTGATTAATACTGCTGTCTTAATACATTTATGCTTCATTTTGGCTCTCCTTTTACATTGTAAGTCGGATTATAATGAGTACCACAAATATAATAACATTTAAAAGAATATTTAAATTGGTTCGATTGTATTCATTTTTTTCGAATAAAAGTTACTATCCATCCCAAAAGTGATATTAAAAGCAAAATAATAAGCACAATTGTGGAAGTTTCCATCCTACATTTCCTCCTGGCTCATAAATGACGGAATTTCTGTTTCCACTGGCTCTGCTGCCGGGACTGGTTCTTTCTCTGTTGTTTTTACGGTTTCGGCTACGGTTGGCTGCTTTGGATTTTCTTCGATTGCTTCTGGTTGTGGAATGAATTCTTCTGTGTTTGCATTCTCACTAATTTCATAAGCAACGTCTTGTTCAATAATATCCTGTTTTGGAATATCCTCTGTATTCTCGTCAGCTTCCTGTACAAAAACATCACCGTGGCTGTTGATGATCTGCTTTAACGCCCGATTGATAACTGTTTTCTTTGCCATTTGATCGGTAAACTTCTGGTGTGTTCCATTGCCGTTTTCTTTGTACCCATAGCCTTGTGACCAAGATTGTTTGATCTGCTTCATATTCATAACTTCCAGGTGTTTTGTTCCATCTTCCATTTGAACTACCGCATATGCGCCAAGAATTTTATCATTATCAATATTCATAAAGTCCTGTTCATGGGAATCAAGCACCTTGTTTCCATCTTCAATGTGGTATTTGAACTCATCACCATCATAAATGACTTCCGCATGAATATCTTTCATACCGTATCTTCTTGCTATTGTAATGTTTCCGAAGTAAGACCTCTGGAACTGACACTGATTTCCGTAAGAAATAAAATATCCTTGCTTTTTCTGCACTGAAAGACCAAGTGTTGCCATGTTCATAAGACTGTTTGCAATGCTTGTGGATGTGCAAGATTCCAGAACTGGCTTATTATTTCTGTCTTTTGTTTCTTTCAGAATCAGATATGCCCCCATGAGCGCATTGCTGAGGTTGTAGTCTTTTGGGAACGAAAGACCGTATTCGCATTTTTTTTCAAGCTGCTTAACCAATCCATCAATGAATGAATTGTTGATTACGATTGCCGCCTGTTGTTCTCCTGCTGTTGCTAACTGTGTTTTACTTGCCATAATTATTCTCCTTTTCTTTTTTATATTTGCTAACACGCTGTTGCGTGATTGTATGTTTTGTACCTATGTAGGTTTGCAGATATCTCAAACCTCAATTTCCAATATTCGGTTTTACATAGGTTCTTGTGAGTGAAATATCCTCCTCACATTCCAGGTGCAAAATCACCTGTGACTTGATTAAGCCAATTATTTTTGATATTATTTAAGCAAATATAGTTTCTTCTATATTTCATATGGAACAGCCAGCCTGTCGCCAAACATTTGCTGGCTGTTTCCTTATTTACAATTCTTTTACTTCCAAATCCCCATCCGTAACTCTCAGTATAATCATCTGTCTGTCTAATACAGGAATTCTGCTTTTGTCAATGCTCTCCGAATCATCAATCCAAATCGGAAGATTCAGACCGTTCATTTCCTGTAACCCATTCAGCAAATCAACCTCGCAAAGAATTTTGTCGGAATGATTCAATCCGCTGTTGTAGTCGATTCCATTACAGATCATCTTGCAAGTTTCCACTGGATTTCCCTCAATCGTGTAATCAAGGAAACTGAACTGGAAATGCTTAAAGTATGGATTGATTTTCTCTGCCAGTGCTTTATTTTTCTGAATTGAGAAGTTAAGAACGGTGTCAATGTTTTTTTCAATATCAGCTTGAACTTGTCCAAGGCTTTTCAGTTCCTCATTCAGTTCGGCTACTCGCTTTTCTTTTTCTGTGACTGCTGCCTGTGCAATCTTAATGTCTGCATCCACATTGGAAATCTGTTTCATAACATTGCTGATCTGCATTCTTAATTCCTGTTTCTTTCCAGGAACATCATCAAATGATTTCAGTTTCTCTTCAAGTTCTGCAATTCTCGCTGTAACCGCAAGATATTCTTCATCATTTGTCATATCTACAGATTCTGGAAGCTCCGTAAATTTGGACTGTTCTTCCTCAATCTGCTTAGTGAGTTCAGCAACTTCATCCTGTGCCTCACTGATTTCCGACTGTAATTTGTTGATTTCCTCGTTAGTTTTCTTTAATTTTGCAGCGGAAGTATTTCCAAGGTCGCAGACATATTTAAGCTTTTCCTGCTTCTCCGATTCAAAGGATTCTTTTATTTTCAACTGTGCTTCAATTCTGGCTTTCTTTTTTTCTTCAAAGGAAGCTCTCAATTCGGAAATCTGTTCTTCTGGCAGTTCCTGTCCGCAGGTGGAGCAAATGGTATCAGAATCATTGAATGTTTCAGCTTCAATAGCTTTCAGTTCAGAATCATCCAACTCCATTTCTTTGATTCTCGGATAGTCCTGTCTGGCTCTATCCAAGTCAGCTTTTGCCTGTTGTGCTTCCCTTATGTGGTTGCCCAGTTCCATTCCAATAATACGAATGCTTGATTCCTTTTCTGATTTTTTTAACATAAGTTCAGAAACTGTATCAGAAATAAATTTTTGTCTGGCTCTTAACCATTCATTCGCCTTGCTAACCAGACCATCCCTGGAAGATTTCAAACCACGGATTTCATACGAAAGACTGTCATAGCCTTTTGCTGAATCTTCAAGAATCTGTTCCTGTTCTTCCAGTTTGGAAAGGTCCGCATTAAGCTCCTGTTTTTTGGATTCCAGGGAAGAAGTATCTTCTGCTTCAACAGTCCGATTGGTTTCATATGCAATCTCCGTGTTTTTGGCATCCACCTTTTTCTTTTGTGCATTCAGTTCTTTTCGGAGCTTCTTCAATGTATCTTCTACGGAATGCCCCTTTGTGATTTCTTCCACATGAGCGTACTGTGGATTCTCTTCCATAAACTGAGCAATATCGAAACCAGACATCTTTTCCAGTACCTTCCTGGATTCTGCTGTTGACTTCTGTAATGTATTCAGAAATGGTTTTGGATTACTGCACATCAGAAGTGTTGAAGGCTCTGCTATTGACTGGATGAACTCGGTATAATCCTTTGATTTAGCCGGGAATCCGTCAATTTCATAAGAAGTTTCATTTCCATCGAATACCTCTTCGGACTGTCCTCTTGGTTTTCTCCACTTCTGCTTTGTGATTTTGCGGATCACTTTTTCTTTCCCATCAATCGCAAGTGTAAGCTCCCTTACAACATCAACCTTTGGCACTTCCAATCCATTTTCTTTTCTGCGGATAGAAGTCGGTTCTGTACCATTTGCCATCTTTCCTGTCAGAACATCCAAATATGCGTCCTTTAATGTGGATTTTCCTTCTCTGTTTCTGCCGGAAATCTCTGTTCTTGGAAACAAATCTACAGACTTACTCGGAAACTTTTTGTAATTCTCCAAGTAAATTTTTTTCACTTCCACTTTCATGCTCGATTATCCTCCCTATTGATACCTCATATGCGGTTCTGATCTCTACTTCATCACTAGATAATTTTTTATGATAAATCCGGCTCTGGATTCTTCCGATTATTTTTACGAAATCTCCAACCTTGAAATCAGCAGCTTCTCTGGCTTCTTTCAACCATGCTAAGCACGGAATATAATCTGTTCTTCGCAAGTCATATTCGTTGCAAGCAATCATTAAATCACAGATTTCTTTTCCACTTGGTGTTCTGCGGTACACAGGCGGTTTGCAAAGATAACCTTCCAGAATGATTTTGTTTTCACCTTCTGTGCTCCCATCACCTTCTCCACACCAGATTGTTTCCGCTTTGATTTCAAGAATCAAATGTGACTTTCCACTTTCATGTTTGTTTGAAGAACTGTATCTCCCTTCAACATAAGCGTGTTTTCCAATCTTTAAACCTTCCGTCTGCTTTTCTTTAACAATTACTGGAAGCAAATCTACGTTCCCACTGGTACGCTTTGCACCAATATAGAATCTTACGAATTTTTCTCCGTCCTTGAAAAACGTTCCTGGCTGAATGTCCATTATTGCGCCAAATATCTGAACTTCATTCTTATTATTCTTCATCCTCCAATTTCTCCATTTCTTTTACGGAAATCTCATATACACTTTCCGTTTCTTCCCCATTAACATAAACATCACGGCTCATTAACCTGCCAGTTACTTTAATGTAATCATTTCTTTTAACGTCTACCGCCAGATCAGCACCTTTTTCCCCATAAAGTGCAGCGAGTAAAGTCGGCTCTTTCTGAAAAATCTCTTGGAATTGCCACAAAAAGATTTAAAACTTTCTTGTGCGTTACTGGTGTAAGTTTTACATATGGCTCTCTTGTGCAACTTCTGGCAATAAACTCTACTTCGTTTATATCACCATCCGGAACCTGTTCTTCCAGGATTTCCACTTTATCAGCTGCGATATAATTAACATTGTGGTGCTTATTTGGATTTTTAGAAGTGTCCATGCTTCTGATTACACCTGTTACCACAACTTCTTTTCCGTTATAATCATTATCACGTACAACAGAATCTTCTATGACGATTGGAAACATATCTACTGCACCGCTTTTACGAATGACTGTCAGCATGAATTTGTAATAGTATCTTCCGTAATGTTCGTGGCTGAACACTATTTCCCCGGCTCTACCGGATAATCTTACTTTGTTTAATCTTTGCATTTACTTTTCCTCCGTTCCTAATATAATAGGAAGAAACACCATTGAGAATAAGACTGTTGATACGAAAAACGCCCCGATAACATCAAATGATGTAAGCATCCATGTGATTGAGAAGATTACTGTAAACATCCCTATCCCTACAAATATTTCTCCTATTGTCTTTACCACCTCTTTCATTTTGCCCTCACTTTCTTCTGGATGTGGTTACTGCAAGTGCAGTTGCCAGAATAGCGATAATTACATTTCTTGCCATCAGCTTTTCTTCCAGATCAGCAATGATTTCACTGGAAAGTGGCTGATTTTCACCATTTTTTTGCATAAAAAGTCCTCCTGTTATATTTTTGTTTGTCAAATACAGGAGGTTGTGTTATAATAATCCTGTATTTAACTAACTCATTCTTAGTTAGATACCGTCCTGGTTGGTGTGTCAGCACCTTCCAGGGCAACTTAATCTACTTCTACAAATTTTCCGTCTTTCAACATATAGAAAGTATCTTCTTTAATATTTTTACCGTCTACTTTTGCAGACTTAACATCTACAAGATAATATTCAAAATTTATTTCTTTCCATTCAGTCAGAACAATAAAACATCCGGTTTTTCCTTTAGCTTTTGATTTAATTCCTGTAGCTAACGCAATGCTTTCTTTTCCTTCGACGATTGCTGCTGACCGATTTCCGGTATTGGTTGCTGCTGACTGATCTCCGGTATTGGTTGCTGCTGACTGATCTCCGGTATTGGTTGCTGCTGACCGATCTCCGGTATTGGTTGCTGCTGACTGATCTCCGGTATTGGTTGCTGCTGACCGATCTCCGGTATTGGTT